GGAGCATTACCTTGCGTTTGAGCGCCGTTGGTGTAGATCGACACCGTCGCGTTCGCAGCAGAAGCCGTGGTGTTGGCGCAGACAATCTGGTTGATCTTGTAGACCTTGCCAGATGAAGCAGTGTTGGCCAACAGAACGACAGCAGTGGTTCCGGTCGGGGTGTAATAGGTCGTCGTGCCGTAGATGGTTGTTACAGCGACGATGTTAGGGTTTGCCATTATTTGCTCCCGAGATATTCGATTGCTTTGTTAAGCAGGGTTACATCTTCTTTAAAAGACCCAAGCGCCACATTGCAACCGTGACACAGCAGTCCACGCACTTTACCTGTTCCATGATGATGGTCAACATGGAGTCCACGCTTCGTCTTCGGCGCAGTATTACAAATCGCACACTTCCCATCTTGGGCAGCGTGCATTTGTTTGAACTCACCTACAGTAATTCCATACTTGTACGCTCTAGACGCCTGACGATCCAATGCCGGCTTTTCGTGCCACCGTTGAATGGATTTTTTCTTGCAGCACTCACGACAATGTTTGTTTGTGCGACGACCTTTTTTATCAACATAAAAGTTGGCAATGTTAGATTCGCCACACCCCGGACAGCAGGGAGACTTTTGTATTGATTTGCCATGATTGGCACGATAAAAAGGATCGGCCCAACGAGCCTTTGCAGCTTCGCTGTATCTTTGTCTACGCTCATCAGGCCATGCAGTATTCATATAGAATCCAAAAATCAGAAGCCGAAAATCATCGCCATTGCGATGGATTTGCCGGTTGTGATGCCGGAGGATGTCTGCCAAGTTGGGGCGGATGTGCCATTGCTGGTCAGCACCTGCCCCGCCGTGCCTGCTGCCGTTGTCGCCAATGCCGTAGTTGTTGAAGCATAGGTGATCCCGTACTGCGTAAAGGCACTCGACTGTCCAGTGCCGCCTGCAGTGTTTGGCAGCGTGCCAGTGGTCAGCGCACTGGTCGATGTGGCGTACATTGCACCACCAGAGGTGAACGATGTTAAAGCCGTTCCGCCACTAGCAGTTGGCAGTGTGCCGGTGGTCAATGCACTCGTTGATGTGGCATACATCGCACCACCAGAGGTGAACGATGTCAGGTTCGTTCCGCCGTTCGCGGTGGCCAGCGTTCCTGCGAGGGTAATCGCACCGGAGGTCGCAGAACTTGGCGTGAATCCAGTCGTGCCGGCAGAGAAGGTGGTGACAGGCGTCGAGGTGGCGTTTGATGCCAGCAACCGAACCGTGCCGCCGCTGTCCTTGTAATACAGCTTGCCGTCGTTGGTGTTGATCGCCAGTTCGCCTGCCACAAGGTTTGCAGCAAGCGGTACAGCAGAGCCAGTCGTGCTGTAGTAAAGCTGAATGGGCGTGTATCCAGTAGCAGCCATCAGAAAGTACCTCCAGAGATTCCGCCAGTGATCGCCCCGGTGGAAGGATTGCAAGTTATCGAAGAGTTTACCAACTGCCCCAAGTTGCCGGTAGTGGCGCTGACGAAAGTCAGGTAATTCGTTGCATTCGTTGAGTTCGCGGTGATCGCCGTATTGGTGGCGTTCGTGGCCGTGGTTGCAGTGGTCGCAGACCCGACAGATAGCGTGGATTGCGCGACATACTGGGGAGCCGTGCCGCTCGAGGTCAGGACATAGTTGGTCGTGCCAATCGCCAGCTTGGACAGCGTGGTTGAGCCAGAAGCATAGAGCAGGTCACCCGTGGAATACGAGGTGATGTTCGTTCCGCCAGAGGCCACCGGAACCGTGTTCAGCGAGATGACCGTACCGGAAACTTGAATCGGCGAGGTTCCCGTGTACACCTGCGAGGTACTGAACTGGGCAAAAGTGATCGCGGTCGTGCCAAAGGTGATTGTGCCCACCGTTGTGCATACCCACGAAGACCCCTTGTTGACCGTGCCGTTCTGCACGAAGAAGTAATCGTTCTGCGACAGATCGCCAGATCCCGGACCGTAGCTGTCGGTGTCGGTGGAACGAGTCAGTACTGTGCCGCCGGTCGCCCAAGTGTAGACACCGTTGTACGCCTGATTGCTCTCATCCTTGACCAAAATCCGATCGGTGTTGGACAGGCTATAGCCGTCCAGCGTGGTCAGGGCAACCGATAGGGTAAGGGTGGCGCCGACGCCTGCCGTGCCGTTGTTGTAAGTGACTGTGCCGCCGGTAATTGATGCAAGGGTTCCGGTGGTCGCCGCCTGCACCGGATCGTGGTAATACAACCCAGTGGAGACCAATCCGTCCACATACTGCTTGGTGGTCAACTGCAGGGCGGTAGTTGGGTCGGTGGTTACCGCCACTGAGGTCAATCCACCCAGCGTCAGGCTGCTTGATCCCAGCGAGATCGCAGTGGTTCCAATCGTCACCGAACTGTTGGCCAACCCCGCATTCGGGATGGTGGTGGATGCCGTCATGGCGCCCGTGCCGTTGCCGTACACATAGCCGGTCAGTGTGGCTGCCCCGGTTCCGCCGTTGGCTGGATTCAGCGTACCCGCCAGCGTCACAGCGCCGGTGGTTGCCGTGCTAGGCGTAAACCCGGTGGTTCCGGCCGAGAACGAAGTCACCAACGAGCTGTTGCTGCTGGCAGCAGTGATCTGGCCCTGCGCGTTCACCGTGATGTCGGCGGCTGTGTACGAGCCTGCCGTCACGCCGGTGTTGGCAATTGAGATCGTGCCAGTAGAGACAATCGGACCGCCAGTTAAACCAGTGCCGGTTGCAATTGAGGTGACGCCAGAGCCGGCCGCCAAGGAAGTCCAAGACCCCGACAGATATGCCTCAAGCAGGCCAGTGTCGGTGTTGTACCGGAACAGGCCGTTGTAGGCAGACACGGGCCGCGCAGCCGTTCCGCCGGCCGGCAGACCTACGCCACCCGTTCCCGGCAGCACCGGGTTGGACGCAATCGCAAAGGTCGGGTTGCCGCCGGTTCCATCTCCGCCGGTGACCGTGATCTGATCAGTCGTTCCGGTCAGAGTGACGGCGCTTACCGTGCCGTTGTTGGGTAGGCACAGGAAGCCAGAGCCAGTCAGCCCAGCCAAGGAAGAGGGAAGGCCTGTCATGGCCAGCGTCGGGTCGCCCGATACGCCGCTTCCGTTGGTAATGCTCAATCCGCTGCCGCTGACCGCGATAGAACGGGCTGTGACGCTGCCGGAGCCGGTCTTGGCTACCAACCCATTCCCGGCGGCTTCCAGCGAGCCAGAGGCCCCATTTAGCGTGATCTGGAGCGTGGATTGCGCCCCGCCGTCCACAAGCCCGACGCCAGTGCCGCCAGACAGCGCCCGGCTGTTGGGGAGCGTCGGCTCCTGATTCAGCGTCAGGAAGGTCTGAGTCTGGCTCGGCGAAGCAGCAATCGCACCGGTTGTGGTCTGTACCGTGACCCCGTTTTGGACAATCGGAACCGATTCGGTTCCGGTAATTGCCCCGGCCTGTGGAAGCTGCGTAATTTGTACGTTTGCCATTATGGACTCGGACTCAAGGTGTCAAGATTGCCGTTATTTTCCGGCGTCTGAGTGTTCTGCTCCGGCGACAACGCATAGTTGCCGTACCCACCGGTGACAATTGCATCTGGATCTACCGCAACGCTCACATCCGGCCGCGGGAAGCGCAAATTGATGCGCTCAGTTTTGCGTGCAGGCAAGCGATACGGGTCAAATTGGTCTTTGCATCCCTGATCACAAACACGCAAGCCCGGGAAATTCGGGTCCGATTGCAACGACACAAAGGTGCGCTTCATCTGGCAGCGATCGCAAATTGCGATTGCTACCGATGTCAGCCCAGAGGTGTCAAGGAATCGTGGCATCAGCGTGTGTATACAGAAATGTTCGGGGCGAAGTAAATCGGGCTCTTGTCTCTTTCTTCTTGCTCTGCTTCAAACAGATATTTTTCTGCCATTTTTTCCAAATAACCGATTCTATCTGTTGCTACTTGAGGCAGTTCCATCGACATGCGGTGCGAAAGCATCATCACCACAGCCTCATACCAGCGCTGCGGGACCTCTAGTTCGTCAGTCAACGCCCCCACATCCATGATTTGGCGCGAGTACCAGACCGTCATCTGGATGAACGGGTCGCTTGGGGTCGGCCACAGATACATCGTGGGTTGCGGAATCGTGCGGTCAAACCAGAACTGATATGGCTGGTTGGCCGTGAAATTCTTGTTCGGCAGGTTCGTGTAGTCATCGCGGTTCAGGCGTGACATCTGAATCTCGCGGCTGTTGTTTCCAATGTACAACTCACGCAGCGCCAAGGTTGTGCCGTTGTAGGCGCGCACCCGGTAATAGGTCACGCTCTGGCCCGGATCAATGTCCGTCCAAATCCAGTCATTGTCCGTTACCGTGATCTGGCCAAGGTCATCCAGCGTATTCCACGTCACGTTATCGGTCGAATACTCAAAGGTGACCGACCAGACAGCGGTTCCGCCACCAGAAACGTACGGCAATATGCCGATTGAACCAGCGTAAATGGGATTGTTCGTGCCATAGAAAACGGAAATATTTCCGTTTGCGCTGGTCTGCTGGCAATAGGTATCAACATCAGAATCGTAGACGTTTGCCACCACACCGCCGGCCGAGGACGTGTAATCCCCTGTGGGGCGGTTCATGGTTCGATACAAAACGTTCAGCACATCAATACACCCCAACGGCATGGTGTAGATGTATTTGTCCGCCTGCAGACCAAAAACCTTCTTGCTAATCGCCCAGTAATTGATGCCTTTGTTGGCTAAATGCGACAGCAAAAAAAACAAGGACTGCCGCGCAGACAGCAATTGCTCGGAGGTCAACTCTTCGGCTAATTTGCCGCAACGACGTGCGCCATGATCAATCAGCGTTTGAACGTTGATGACGGTTGTGCCGACGGTTCCTGAATAAGCCATGTCTTTCCCTTACCATCCCGGGCATTTCCAGCGTTTTAACGATGCCTTCGCCCTCGGCGCGTCACCTTTTGAGTGCTCCACCACGCCCGACATCCGGGCGCAGAATGAATCTTTCCTGCTACCACCCTGTGGCTGCGGAGCCTTCAGATGGCTACCAGTCTCTCGATTGTACTTCGCACGACCCTTGGCTGTCAGCCCAGCGCCGCGCTCAACAGACAGCTTCTCGCCACGACCTACTGCCAGTGACGGGCCGCCCTCTTTCATCTTGGCCGTCTTAGCCGACTCACGGAACGCCTCTGCGGTCGGAGCGCCCGGGCTGCCCGGCTTTCTCATCTTCTCGCCAGAGCCACGGGCAATCCGCTCCTGCTTGGCGTGGATGTTGGCATACAGCCCACCGCCTGCAGCCTTTTTAGGCGCACGACGCTGCACATCATAGGCAATCGCCACCGCCTGCTTCTGAGGCTTGCCAGCGGCAATCTCGGCCCTGATGTTGGACTTGAACGCCTTTTCTGACTTGGATTTGATCAGCGGCATTACGCCACCTGTTGCATCGTAGCAATAACGGACGGAATTGCCGGATATGCGGGAGACGCGCTTGAGGGCAACTGCTCAAGAGTCATCGTTGCAATTGTGGGAAGCCAAATAATCTCGGCGTAATCGTTGGCATTCATGTCGAGGAAGATATTCCATGAAGCAACCATGTATCCGTAGATGCTGGCGCTTTTTCTTGCTGGAACTGTGATTTGTGTTGCCGAAGCTGCAACATCAACGCCATTGATGCGGAACCAAATAGTTGCATCATGTTGCGCGTTTTCTATGTTGCGAAGCTGTGCGCTGAATTGAAGGTTGTATATGCCATCACTTGGAACAACAAGCTGGGAGTCATTGGCCAACGTTATTCCGTCAGCAATGTCTGTCGAAGTAAAAGTCATTGCTGTGCCAGACGACACGCTTCCAGTTTGATCGGCAGAACTACTAAATCCGCCGTATGCAGCACTAAAACTTCTGAGAGTGCTCAAGGTTGCTTTGACATTTGCACCTGATTGCACTAACGGGACAAGTTCTGCGCCAGTCAGCGTTGCCGCTGTTGGCATTGCTGAGATTTTAGTGTCAGCCATTAGTTGCTCTCCAGTTCAATTTTGCTCGAGTCTTCTTGCAAAACATATCCCGATGACTCCATCAGGATGTAATACTTGACGCGCGCTGATCCACCATAGAGATCAACCACGCCGTTGTCGCCAACATCATCACCCGGCGTCGAACCAACCACGTTCGCAGCGCTCGTATGCAAAGCAAACCCATCGCTGGTATTCGCCTGATCAACTACGCCCGTGTAGCCAACGTATGGCATTACGCAATACCAGCCTGAATCAGGTTCATTACAGCCGTGCCGGTCCCAGAATTGACCAACAGTTTGATGCCAGTCACCGGGAAGGCATAATTGCCGTCTTGATTGTCAGTCTTTGCGGCAATCGTCGGATGACTAAACCAAGTGCTGAAGCCCGAAGCGGGATCATCAAACGTGTGCTGCACGGTGTAGTCCACAGTGCCGGTTACCAAAACGCCGAAGCCGACATTAAATGGCGTGGTGTTGGTGTTCATCACCAGAGCGGAACTAGAGCCAGTGCCGGTCTGCGATACAGTTTGAACTTTCATGTCTACCCCTCAAGAAAAGCAGGGGGCATAGCCCCCCGCTTCTTAACAGCTACCACCGCGCTTTTTGGCAGGAACCACTGTCTTGGATTTAACCATTTCAGTGACCGCCCCCGGGATGCGTTTTGCAGCATCAATCGCCGGCCGAATGTAAGTCATCGGATTCGTGAACTTTTTAAAATCTTCAACATCTTTCCGATTTTCCGCCTCTTGCGTGGCGTAAGTTTCACGGTAACCTTTTGACTCACGCTCCGATTGGGCATCGCCTCCACCAGCCATTTTCTTGCCCTGAAACTTGCTATAGACCTCGTTTGACTGAGCCTTCGCTTGTTTCATTGCAGTGGCATTCTCAGAAGAAAATGCCTTCTGCAGACGGCCTTCGGCTGGGGTGACTTTGCCACCCTTCTTGAACGTGCCAGACAACTTACTGATCGAAACCGGAGAAGACGGCTTCTTGCGGCCTTGTGGCATCGCGACGGGGCGACCGCTGTCAACAACTCCCCCCGCCGCGTAGGCTTTTTTTGCGGAACCACCTTTCTTGTAGCCGCCGGCGTTTGACAAAGTCACGCCACCGGTTGCATACCCACCGCCGTTACCCTTCTTGACGTCGCCAGTCTTGCCAGACGTCTTCGTGGTGCGCTCCGCGGTGTCCATCTTGGTCCCGGTCTTTGCGCCAGCCTCATTCTTGATGATGCCGTTCGCAGGAACAGCGCCACCCTTCTTGTAGCCACCGCCATTGCCCAAACTCACGCCGCCGGTCTTCAGGTTCAGCTTCGTACCCTTGCCGCCTTTGTGCTCCTGAGCGTCGTGCTGCTTGATGGCCTTCTTGATCATGGCCTTGTCCTGCGCCATGTCAGCGTCGCCACCCTCTTTCATCATCGGACGGCCCATCATCGCCTTGCGGCGAGCAGCCATCGGAGGACGACCGGGGGCACGAACCGGCGCATTGACTGCCGGGCGACCGATCAGGGCCGGGGTATCCGCCATCATGCTCAGAGCGCCACCGCCGTCAGCCATTTTCTTGTGGCCAGCAACAGCTTTACCGCCCTTTTTCATGTTGACGTGACCACCTTTTTTCAACTTCAGAATAACTGAAGGTTCGGTGGTCTCCATCTTCACCATTGGTTTAAATTGACCCATGTTGCTCTCCTATTAAGCCTGCGTTACGCCAAGCGCACCAGCACGGGTAGCGTTCGGGCCACACTGGATTGCGGTGAGCAGAACAGCAACGACAAGACGCTTCGCGCCATCGCAAGCTGAACTCGGCGCTACAGTGCCTCGTACATCACCAGTGGTGGTCGTCGCGGTCGTTGCATCAGCAACAACAGCAGTGGCGGCATCTTCAGCCAACACGTTATCCCAGCCCACGCGAGCCAGATAACCTTTGTTGTTGAAGCGAACCGGGCAACCAATGATGTCGGTCGTGCCGACAGTGATCGCGCCAGTCGTTCCACCGGAGATGGTGATGCTGGTGATCTGGAAGAATGCTTTCTTGCCATTCACCGTGGTGCTGGCCGAGCCGCTCGAGGCGATCACCTCGCTCATGGCCTGACCATAGTAGTCAAAGCCCGACACGGTCAGGTTGGCCGAGGCGTGAGTGCCCGAGGCGGTGGTAACCGACACGGCACGCGGAACGTCCAGTTGGTAAGCGGTCGAACCGGTGTTCAGAACCACTGCAGTGACGCCAGAACCCGCGGTCAGGGTCAGCGCGCCGGCAACGGTCGGAGTAACACTGGTGACGAGGTTGTTGGCAGCTTTGGCGGCCGGAACGGTGTCCCAGACGTAGATGCGACCAACGGGGCCAACGCCCAAATCCATCGGAGAGGGATCGCCCAACGCAGAGTTGGTATTGACCCCCATGTAAGTCTGGGCCGAACCCAGAAACAGGTCATCGGAAAACTGAGGCATTCGTCTGCTCCTTGAAAAGTTTGACGAAAGTTGCGCGGGGGATTAAGGCTCCCCCGCATAGCCTTCGGGTATCAGACGCCCGGAGTGCCGTACATTGCACGCCAGTCGGTGAAGCCCACGTCGTAACGCTCGGTTGCCTTGTAGCGCATCGTGTCGGTCTCGAAATCACCTTCCATGGTTTTCTCGAGTTTGCGACGCATCAGCAGCTTCATGCCTTCCGGCGCATCGGTCTGCACCCACCATGCGGTCGGGGAAGTCAGACGCGACAGAACAGCAGCACCTTCGTCAAGCAGACCAATCGACTTGATCGGGTTGACGTCGTTGTTGCCAGTGCCCGAGCGGAGCACGGACTTCAGCAGCACCTCGGCTTGGAAGATGTTGCCCGGAGCCACCACCAGTTGGCGGGGGACCAGACGAATCTTCTTGCCGTTGTTGTCAACAGCCTGACGAATCTGAATGAGCATCTGCTCAAGCGAGGTTTGCGACAGGTTTGCAGCAGTAGCCAACAGGTTGCTGGCAGTGCCGTTGACGATCGGGTGCGAGGCGCTGTTCAGTTCAACGCCATCACCGCCCGGGTAGGCGCTGTTAAATGCAACGTTCAGCACGTTTGCCGACAGGGTTTCCTTGGTCTCGATCAGGGACTGAGCGAGATGGCGGGCATACACCTGACCGATACGGATATGGTCGCCGTCCTCTGCCAAAACTTTGGTCAGCGCGAATGCAAGGCCGTAGACCTTGTACACGTAGCGCTTGAGGAACAGCACGCCACCCTGCTGATACGTGACGGGAGTGCCGTCAGGCAGTTGCGGAGCAGCACCAAAACCGTAAAGAACCGGCTCTTCGTGGTAGTTGCGGGGAATACCTTCTTGCTCACGGAAAACACGTGACCATTCATCGGTACGCTGATCATAGACTCCGTCGAAACATTCGTTGAGGATAGGCTCAACAATCGAACGAAAGTCTGTACTTCTCATCGGAGCAGCCATTATCTAGCCTCCTTAGATCGCAACAACGGACGCATTGAATTGCGACTCGTTGATGGTTACGCGCACAACCGTGTACGCATCTCCCCAAGCATTGTCGGGGTACGGGGCCAGATCACGAATCAGCATCTGTGCGCTGTTACCAGCACCAGCGAGAGTCGTGGACAGGGTGCATTGCGACAGACCCGTGGTGGTCGAGCCGGCGGTCGTGTTCGACAGATCGGCCATATCACCAACAGAAGTCTGCGCCAGCGAACCGGCAGCCTGAATTTCATAAACGATGTTGGGATCGTTGTAGAAATACGCCACGCACGAACCAGTCTGGTAGGCGGTGTTTGCCGGCCAGTAGTTCGAGACGCGACGGCGGCCAGTGGTGTCAGTCCATTCGACACCAGCAAACGCACCTTGGAAGGCATCGCCAGCAGCGGCGACGACGATGTTGCCCGAAGAGTTCAGCTTTACGGGCTGGCCCTTCAAAATGTCGGTGTTGTAAGCCGACGCAATTCCGTTGGCAAGCGCCTGAGCACGATCCAATCCTGACGGATGAAAGGCAGGGCGAAGGCCAAACGGAGCATTAGACGAAGACATAATGTTCTCCTGAGTTTGGGTTTCCTAGCCACCGAAAACGGGGGCAGGGACGTATTTATCCATTTGGTCTATCCCGTCGCCCTCAACCATCGTCAAATTCCGACCAGTCCTGTCCGTGCCCACTTGCTGCGCAGCTTGGACGCGAATCTTTTGCGCCTCTTCTTGCGGAGCATCGTGGTGAAAGTGCGCCATAACTTCCTGATACATGTCCATCGGGAGTTTATAGAGCAACATTTCATTGCACGCGATGAAACCGGTCTGCTCGCCAGCCTTTACGCGGTAATTTTCAAAGCCGGGCAACTCATCCGCTTTCACGGGAACGTAGCCAAGCCGAATCCGCTTGTCGATGCTGTCGTAGCTATTCGTGGTTGAAAGCCAGCACAAGTGCCACCCCGGAATCTCCGGAGTGCCGGGTAGTGCCGATTGTGTCCATTCATCTTTCCACATCTTGCGACGCTCATCAGATGAAACGAACTTGTCCTCTGGGGCCTCTCGAACCTTGTCAAGACTCCCGCGATTAACGCGTCCCCCAGCGGTAAGATTCCTTTTTAAACGTGTATCTGCCATGTCATTCTCCTTAGACTCGATTGTGTGATTCTTGAGCGTAGCGCTTGATCATCTTCGCTCGCTTTACGGGGTCGTCCCACATACCTGCATCTTTCATAGCGCGCACTTGCTCTGGAGCCAATACAAATTGGTTCCTGCCGCCACTACTCGATACATTTTCACGACCTGATCCCGTCACCACATTCCTCGGTCTGGAGGTTCGGGCAGAATTCCGCTCCTCTACGCCATCAGTATAGCGATGCGGCAGATACCTTTGCAAGCGGTTATCGAACTCCTCCCAATATTCTCTGGTGGCAGGGTTCCATCCCTCTTCGCTCAAGGCATTATCGATCGTTGCTGCAACCCGTGAATCCGCATCGCGGCCGTTCGGGTCGTACCATGGGTTTTGGTCCATCCAGTTCTTGGCATTGGCCACCACCATGGGGTTTGGCTGCTGGATTGTCTGCTGGCGCTCAGGCTGAACAGCCCGTTTTTTGAGCGCCTCCAGCGCCTCGTACTGCCGGCGGGCCTCAAACCACATTTCCTGCGCTGAGGCGTGCAATTCGCCGTTTCCGGACTGAATTGCCTCCGACATTTTCTGTTTTGCAAACAGAATTCGGCTGTGTTGGTCCTCCATCGCCTTGGTCAGGCGCGCAAGATCACTGCCGTGGGTCTTTTTTTCCAAAACAGACAGCCGCTCGAGCAAATCTTGATTCTGGCGCGTCAACAGATCCAGTTTCATGTCCTTTTCGGACGCGACTTGCTTGTGATATTCCTTTCGAGCCTTGCGTTTTGCCCGTTTTTGAGCCCGGATGGCCTCCGCGTCAGGGTCAATCTCGCCCCCGGCAGCCATCTCCGCGGCTCGCGCCGCCTCATCAGCCTCATCCGAGTCATCTTCGTGCTCAGAATTGGCTTTAACGGCCTCTTTTTGCGGCGAAGGGATGCTTTCAGGCAAATCAACGACGGCAGAACCGTCCGATTCCTCTTGAATCATCATCACTTCGGCGTTTTCCTGCTCTTTTTGCTCGGTCGTCATACGAATGCCCTCACTTCAAGCGGGTTGCCCGTGATTTTGGCAATGACTTCGTGGTCATTCAGAATAATGAACTCCACTTTCTCGTCATCACTGATGGGAACCTCCCACCGATCGCCCGTCCATTTGGGGACGCGCAAATAATCACCGACCTCAATCCATGTGCCCTCGGGCCATGGCTCCAAAGTTTCGCGGTTCTTGAACGCCAACGGTCCAATTGCCACGACCTTACCCACCGGGTTTTGTGCCTTTTCCGTATCTCGCGTCTCTTCCGGCAAATAAATGCCAGACGCGGTCATACGTTTTTTCGGCATCCGCAGTTGAATTAGCACTCTCGCGCCAAGCGGCTTTGCTCCCGGGTCTACAGCAGGAAAGGCTTCCCGCAAATCGGCCGAATCACCAGCCACCGGTTCATTCATGTTCATCTTTTTCCTTCATTAGATTATTAAGTGCGTCAAGACTAGCTTGCAGCCCCTGATGTTGTCCGACTAGGCGTTGATAGGTTTCAAAGTTGACGCAGTTGCCTTCAACCAATGAAGCAGCTATCTCTGCCTGATGCGCTTTTACAGCGCTAATGAAGTCGGAAATCAGTTTCATGCGTTACTTTTCTCGACGCCCTTGGGTTGAGAAAAATTCCCATGGTCGCTGTTGGCCTCTGTCATCGTCGCTTTTCCTTGCTCTTTCAATTCGCTTCCGGTTACCCATGCGCCAGCCGCCATGCGGTGATGCTGTTTAACGGCTTCCGATTGCTCTTCTTTAACGTCAATTGCCATGATTACTCTCCTAGTTTGCGTTGGGCTTCTTCGTTAAGTTTAATCGCGGTCTCTCCCTGCTCTTTTTGGAGCCGGGCCTCGTCCACGGTGAGGTCTGCTGCTTTCATGCGCTCTTGCGTCAAATTGTTCTCTGCATTCATTGCAATATCAACCTGACGTTTCTTGTCTTTCTCTGCAACATCAGCCTGCAACTTGGCCATGTTGAATTGCAGATCAGACTGGTCTTTTGCCGCGCGACGTTGCGTCTCAGCCATCGACGCCTGCAGCACAGCCTGCGCCTCGCCATCCATCGGCGGAGCGGGCGGCTTGAACTGCTGCATCATCTGGCCAAGCTGCTCGAGAATCGGCAGCACGCCCTTGAACACTTCCTGCGTGTCCATCTTGACGTGGTCAGATGCCAGCGCAATTGCGGTGTCAATTTGTTTGACCAGCTTCGAGTCTTCGTACTTCCCGAAATTGACCTGAGCGCTGCCCGTAACGTAGGTCTGCATCTGGTTGGTATACCAGAGCATCATGTGCTGCTTGATGTGCTCCAACACCTGCGGAATGAACCGTGGAGCGATCAATTTGTTTGACCCAAGGGTTGGGTCGATTGCAAAGTTTAGATGGCTCTGAATGTGCGCCAGTTGATCCTGCCGCGGGTATGCGAATGCAGGCTTGCCTAACGCCATGGCGGCATTCTCGTCTGCGGCATTCATCTCTGCAGGCTTTGCGGCGTTTGGCATCAACTCGTTCACGTTTGGAATCTTCATTTGCTTGAGCGTGCGACTGACCACCGCGCGACGATCAAACACTTCCGGGAAGGTGGAGGCCAACTGCAGCACGGCTTGCATCTGCGCCATTCTCTGGGTCTCAGAGAAAATGTGCGGATCTGAAACCGGAATGACGTCCGTATTGCGTTTGAAATCTTCTCGGCGAATCGGCAACTCTGCAACGACGTCGCCTTTTTTCTGCTCGTCAAGATACCAACGATTGATGCGCGCAAGAATCATCAGCACACGACGCTGCGAATCATGCAGGCGTGCGTGAATGGAACTGAACACTGCAGCGCCTTGCTCAATCAGGGCCTGCGTGGTCCCGACAGGCATGTTGTTGGTGGCATCAGCTATCTTTTCTTCAGAGGTCGTGACGACCCCTTTTGCAGCGTCTGTGAGCCATCCCAGCAACTGGAACAGGATTGGCGAGGGCGGGTTGAACGGCATCGGCATGGCGATCTTGCGGATGTCGTCCACGCCGGGCGCGCCCTCAACTTCAGTCACCTGCGTGACATCAATTTGCTGACTCTGGCCAGAAATCTTGGCGCCCTTGAGTTTGAGCATCGTGGCCGAGTTGTTGATGTGCGCCGTATCCATCAGCGCGCGCAATGCGCCAGTCAAGGCGGCTGACAACCCACCAATCAGGTGCGGCAATCCAACAGCGTATGCACCACGCCACGGGATGAACTTGAACTCGACGATCCAATCCAGCTTGGTCATCGCGTCGTCGCCTTCTTCCCAGTTGCGATACAGGCCCAATACTTTGGACTCTAGTTCGTCAATCATCAGGATATAGGGCGCGCTCTCGCCTTTGGAATACTTGTCGTCATCAATCGTGAGGTAGGTGTATATGTGATACACCCGGCGCAGGCCGTCCTGATTTTCTTCTGGGCGCTTGCCCTCAATCTTTTGGTTTGCCTTCTCCGCGGCAGAAAACTCAGGCTCTGCGGTTGCGCGAATCAGATTGATGTCGCGATAGATGCCGCTACTGATGCGCTGGTTCATCTCCCATTCGGTGATGTCCTGCACCTCAGTTGCACGTTGCGCGGTGTAAAAATTGGTCGCCGAAAACGGCAGCAGCATGTTGTCGATCGGAATGAATTCCGCACAAGGACGACGCTTTTTCTCGTCGTACCACAGTTTCATGTACTGACTTCCGCCAAGAGGCAATTGCGTGAGCAGCACTTCCTGCTCATCGCGGAATTCTTCAATTTGCTCGGTGAGTTGCCAGTTCATGTAGTCGCGCTTGCGCTCGGCCACTTCCTGCTTCTCGTCAGTCACGTCACCAAGAATCTTGGTCCTCGTCGGACCGTCAGGCGGGAACATTTCCTTGATCGCTTTGGATGCGAAGTCAACGCACGCCTCAGCCATGATCGGATGCACCACCTTTGATGCGCCCTCGAAGTTTGCTCCGCCCGGCGCATCCTTGCCGAGGCCAGTGCGCTTGAGCCCTTCCTCGTACTGCTTGTCGCGCTCCTTGCGGGCCTCCTTGTCGCGCTCGACGTACTCGAGATAGCGCAACGCCATCGAACTGAGGTCCATCAGGTCAACGGTCTGGGCAAGGTTGGAATAGAAGTCCTCGTTCTCCTCCGGACCCTCAAATTCCCCCATCGTCACAATGGCAGAACCGTCCGGCAATTCATCAACGTCGGACACGTCCTCTTGCACCTCAACCAGAGCACCACCGTCCTCGGTCATGCTCAACCCGTCAATGAAGCGGTTGAAATTTGGGTCTATCGGCATCTCAGGCATCGTTACTTCCCTGTTTAATTTTGTGTTACCATTTGGGCATGCACACTTGTCAGCGAACCCGTAATAACTACCCTTACGTCGTCACCCATGTTGGTGGCTGGTGGGAGGTTGTTTTTGTCGAGGCCGCGCTCAATCGACGCACCAGTGTTGGCGAATTCGATACTGAGGAATTGGCTGTTATCCATGCCCGGTCTCTCAATGAGCGGTGGTGGCAGCAGACTCTAGCGCGCCACGTCGCCGTGTTGACGATTGCGAGGGCGCAGGAAACATCCGCCGCTCACCTTGCTTCAGTCGGGCGCGCATCTCTGTGGCAGCGGCTGAAGGCGGCCTTGCGCCTTCGGTAAGGTAGTCCTGCCGCTCCATGTACAGCCGGTCTCTGACCGGGTCTGCCTTGCCATACCGGAAATTTGCCTGTTTGCCCAGCAATTCGTGGGCAACCGCCTGCGCATCCAGAAACTCACCCGGGATCTGGCCCTTGTTGTACTCGAAGGGCATCACCACCACGCCACCTAGCCGCGGGTTGTGCGCCACAATCATCCCCGGCAACCGTTCGCCCAAGGCAATCACCTGCTCGTTGGTCAGGCCCTCGGGCGTGCGGATCAGCATCGCACTGGCGTCCTTGATCTGGTTGGTGGCCATCGGCACAAAGCGGTGCGCCGCCATCGACTCCTGCGCCAGTTCTTGGCCGGCCGTCGCAATGTCTGCGCGAAGGGCCTTATTTCCGCTCAGGGAGCCCGCTCGCGGCACATCGACCGCTACCAAGGGGTTGGTCTCCAAGTCGCCTGCAAAGTTCTCGTAGACGCCTTGTCCGGGCCGTTTGACGGTCTTCCTGCCGCCCATGACGTCCATGGACACCGGCGCACCTTCACCGGTCAGGCTGCGCGTGACAGTCTGCTGCCACTCCCGCGGCAAATTCTTGGCCAGATCCGGCGCGACAGCCTCCACAGTCAACGTGGCCGGCGTGAAGGGCCGACGCGCTGCAGCCGCCGCCGTGTTCAATGCCGACTCGCCAGCACGGACCGCTTTCGGCGCAGCCTTGACCGCACCAACCAGCGCACCCGGATTTATCAGGCTCAAACCAGTCTCCATCATCGGGCGCTCGGTCTCACTGGCTAACCCGTACTCTTGCGCCAACTCTTTCAGGTGTTCGCTGCCAAGAAACGGCCTATCAGAACCCAACTGGAAACCGACTGGCTTACGACCCGCATCCGAAACCATAAAATCAACGCCCTGCAACCCGAGATTGATGAGGTCTGACGGCATCCCCAGCAAGCCAGCGCCTACGCCCTTGACCAGCAGGTCCTTGGTGGCCCCGGGCTTTTTCAGGGACTCAACCTCTTCGCGCGCTTGTTCCTTTGCTTTGCGAGCCAGTATCTGGCCAATCAACTCTTGCCGCTCCGGGTTGTAGTCATGCGTCTGGCGCCACTTTGCGCCCTGACGCGCCAGCATCGGATTCATTGTGGCAGCGCCACCCTCATCAAATTTTTGTTCGGCCTTGGCCCCATAGCGCGGCTTTTTAGCCAACACCAGCGGTCCAATCTGAATCACTTCCTCTGCGCCAAGAATCGGCTCCATGGTTGTGCGGTCGTAGAAGTAGCCATGGCGCTCTGGGTCGTAACCTACTTGGCGCCAATCTTTGTGCTTGAGGTACTTCTGCGCATTCTTGACGGCGGTCTGCTCGTCCATCGGATTCCATTCGCCGCGGATCACAGCAAACGGAGCCTTGGCAGTCTCCCCAGTTGCAACCTTCATCGCCTTGTCAGGGGAGCCAATCATCGTGGCATTCTTGACGGCAGACACCGAGCCGTAAACGGTCGGGGCGTCCTTGCGATGGATTGAGTTCACCCACACGCCATGGTCCTTGTAGGCCGGGATGTCCAGACGAAGGTCCGTCTGCTCGCCGGTTGCAATCTCACCGGCCTTTCCAAACATGGGGCGCTTCGCCTCATTCAGCGCACGCATCGCGTCATCGTAGGTTGCCGGCTGCGGAACAAACCCGTAGGGCATCACCGGCTTAAACTGATTGACGATTCTGTCGTATTCGATTGGGCTCATCTCGCCGCGGGCAACTTTTTGAGCGGCCTCAGTCAACTCAGGCACGCGCTTGGTCACATCCTTGTAGTTCATGTCGATGCGATTTACTACAGGCGCTATCGCCTCAGCCTCTTCCGTTGCCTTTGCAATGGCTTTTGAAATTTTTGAAATTCCACCACCAGCCATTTCAAGCTGGACCTCACCGCCTGACGCCTTCGTAATGTCGGGATCGGCGATGTCATACGTGCCGCGGTTGCCAATGTCAGACTTCACCTGCTCAGGTCTAAATACACCGAGGTTTTTTGTGTTCGATTCACGCATATATGCACCATCGAATCCTAACCGACGGATGGCGCTCAACACTTCAGGGTCTTCGATGTACGACCAGTCGCCAGTGCGAAGAGCATGCAGCATGTCTTCGTGCGAAGCCTGACGCGCGATCGACAACGGGTTGGCCTCCGAACCGTAGGGGATCGCGTCAGCTACCGCCTTGACGTGCTCCGCGTTCTCGTAGTCAAACGGGTTCTTGGTATGCACACGCACTGGGTAAACCTGACCGCCCTCCAGCGGGGACAGGGAAGGCCCTCTAGCATACGATGACGCAAATTCAGGATCAGGTGAGGTGAAGATCATTCCCCTACGTTGCCCGGGCATGATAGACGTCAGACCCTCCTCTGGTATCTCTGGCATCGGCTTGGCGGTTACCACGTTGCCTTGCCAGTCGTATTCGGTCAGCGGTTTTTCTGTGCCAGTCTGCTTATGGATCACCTGCGGCTTGCGATATGTGCCGTGATACATCCGGCGCTTCTCTTTGCTCTGGGCCAACATCTTCTCGAGGTTGGCGGCCGACTCCGCTGCGGGCAGGACAGCCTGCTGACCACGCCGGGCGGCCAGAATGTTTTCGGCTTCTTTAGTTGCCTTACCAACGGCTCGGCTTACTTTTGAAACACCGCCACCAACGTCGTATTTGGGCGCGTAAAGCGTTTGCCCGCCATCGGATAGGTCAGGCATCGTGTTGTCGTCGGTCTGGCCTACAGGGCCGCCTACAGCCCCGCCACTGGCCTTGCGCAGCGAGCGGTGAGCAAGGCGCACGTGCCCCTTCTCCATCTGCTCGATCTTTTCCTTCAGGCGCTTGTGCATGGCGTCTTTGTCGATTGCGCCGCCTTTCTTGTAGCCCTCCTTTTGCAGGAAGGTCAAATAATCTTCTGTAATGTCTTGCGAAGGCAGACCCTTACCTTTTTCGCCCATCGTCAAATCATAGTAACTGGGCGAACGTTTCTTCTGGCGCTTGAATTCGGCCGTGTAATCACGCAGAGCAAGCCCGCTAGGCGCGGGTCGAAATACAACGCCTTTGTCTTCGCCCTGCAAGATATACGGGAATCCCGGGTGTAGATCTGGACGGTTTTTTACTTCGCCAGACAACGTGAAAAGACGCGGCCCCACTGAAAACGTTGGCACGTCGCCACCATGCTCAGGGTGAAGCAAAAGCGGTTCGGTTTCACGCTTGAGAATTTCGGACGGCTGGAAGATCACGCCCTTGCCAGATTTCTCGCCGCCAAGAGCAACGCCGCCTTTGCTCGGCGCAATACCTTGCCCCATCATCACGTCAGCCAATGCGGCGCGCTTCTCAAAGGTATCGGCCCGCTGCCAAATTTTGGGGTCGCGGATGTCTGCCCCTTCACCGAAAGTCAGCGCGAGATTATGGTTAATCTTTTCAGCCAGTTCGTCGGACAGGTTCCCCTGCTTCATCGAATCAACAAAGCCCCGACGCAACTTGTTGAAGACCAGCGGGTTGGTCTTAAGTTGATCAGCGCTGCCCAACAAAGTCGTCCAGAGGGTGTTCTCGTCAGACTGATTGATCAACCTGCTGGCTGTCGGCCTGTCGCCAACACCCCATACGGCGCCCTCATAAAACGGGTCTACATGCTGTAGCCCGGGAAACATAGCCCCACCGATGTTGCCACCGCCGACTCGAGTGCGATCTGATTGAGTGACGCGATACTTGCCTTTGCCCTCGAGGTTCATGCTGCCCAGAGCCTCGGACATCTTCATTGGCGCGGTCGCCTTGTGAACGTCTGCAGCACGCCGACCAGCGCTGGCGCGCTCTTCCGCTTTGAGGGCTCGTTCAGCGGCAAGCGCTACATCCGCCTCTTCTCCCGCGGCCTTGATCACGGAAGTTATCTTCGCCCCAATCTTTTTCGGATCAGCCATGCATCACTCCGCGTATGGATTCACGCGCTTCGGGCGCGCTTCAATCAAGTCATCATCGTCATCGTAGCGCGGTTCCGGGTTGATGTCGAGGAACCCCATATCCTTCAACAGGCGGATAGCCTGCGTTGCGCTATCGACGTAGTCATCATGCGTTGAGTCAGGGAAGGCGCATATCTGCGAGAGGAACCCTTCGGCCCAGTCCTTCACGAACCCCTTGCGCCGGTCACTCTCTGGCAGCCAGACACGCCCAGTCGAGAAGATAGACGCAGTGATCTGCAGCCGCGTCATCTTGTCAGCCTTGCCCGGGTTCCACGCCCGCACAGGCAGATGCATCTGGCGCAACTCCTGCACCAGCGAGATGCCCGCGGCCTTGTCCTCGACCAGTATCAGGTCCGGGCGCTTCATGTCCTTGCCCTCGCCATACGACACGCGCCACTCCTCGAGCACCTTCGGCTTGAGGTGAGGGAAGTCCAGATGCTCGGCCCAGCAGTCAATCAGCAGCGCTGACATCGGGCCGTCCTCCGGCTTGAACACGCCCCACGTCGTCATCGCCGTCGGGTCGTTGTATTCCTTGTCGGTGAAGGCGCAGTCGTAGGACTGCACCACGTACTCAAACCGCGGGAACGGTCGCCCAGCCGGCCACAGGCGGAACATGTCCCGGGAGACGACCTTGCCGTCCTCGAGGTCCACCAGTTCGCCCAGCACCTCCTGCTGGTACAGCTTGCTGCCGCGGTACTGCTCCAACTGGTTGGCGAACGAGGGCGCCAGATGCTGGATGTTGTCGTAGGTCGAGGCGCGGTCGATCACCACGTCCTGCCCTTCCCGGCCGACCAAGTCAAGAATCAGGTCCTTCGGCTTGGGCGTCGTCGTCACAATCACCCGCGGGCGGTCGCCCAGACGCAGGCCGAACATCATCATGTCCCACGCGTCCTGCAGGTACTGGAACGCCGCCAACTCGTCGCACCACGCGAAATGCCACTGCGGGCCACGCAGACGTTCGTACGAGTCGGCCGAGATGCCCCGGATGATCGAGCCGTTGATCAGCTTGATCTGGTGGTCCTGCTTGTTGTAGTCCTCGATCAGCGTTTGGGGAATCACCGCCAGCAGGCCGCTCTGGCCTTCAAAGCACGTGAATTTCACGTCATTGGATGTCGGGGCCAGCACCAGCGATCGGGAGGCCGGGTTGGTCCACGACCACCACCAGATGGCCTCCGCGGCGCATCTGGTCTTGCCGGCGCCCCTCCCCGCGAGAAGCAACCAGACCAGCCAATCCATCTCGAGCGGCGGCGGGACCTGATGCTTGTGCGCGCCCGTCACCCACTCCAGATGCTTCATCACCGCCAGCCGGTCAGCCTCCGAACGAGAATCGAACTCCCGCGCTAGGTCCGCATCCAGCAACGACAGGATGTTTGCGTCATGTTGCGCTGCATCAGCGGCGTGCATATAACCCCGGAAAATCCGGCACTTTGCCTCTGTGTTGCAGTGCGGTAATTTGCATCAACCAGCCCGCGTTTTCATCTCGAGGTTGCGGATCAACTCAAAAAGCCGCCCGGAACCCACGTCTTCAGTCTGGATTGGCGGGGCGTTGTTCACGCCATGGAGCCCCACGCGGTCCCCGTACTTGCTCGGATGGAACTTGGCCAGCAGCTTGAGCCGCGTCTCCACCTGCAGCTTCCTGTGGCCCAGCATGTCCTCGACGGTCACCGTCGCCCCATCCTCGCCCATGACCTGCTTCTGGCCCATGTGCGGCGTGTCCGCAATGCGCAGGCACTCCTCAGCAATGGCGTCATAGCCGATGTCACGCGCACGCGCGATCGCTGCGGAAAGATCTTCTGAGCGCCCCATCCAATCGTACACCGTCCGCCACGCTGGCATTCCCTCTCCCCTGCATATCTCTCTGAGGGGGACGCCTTCGGAGAGTTGTTCGCAGATGTGCTGGGCGATCTCTGGGGTGTATTTGCTGGGCCGGCCGGTCTTTTGCGGCGCTACAGGCGTTTGTTCGGGCGCGGAGGTACTTACCCCCTTGCTCGCGGCGTTCGTGGCTCTAGCGCGTTTCTGACGCGTTTTGGAGGCGGTTTCTGGCATTACCCGTAATCCCCGAAAAGGTTGATCGATCGCCGTAGTGTAATCGATTCGCTTTTGGGCGCAAGAGGTGCGCGCTGCAGGTCCGCGGGATTTGGCGGCTTTTTGCGGCCGCCGCGACGAAACCGAATCGGTTCCGCCTTCGCTTCGATTCGCTATATGAACATCAACGTCAGCACGAACAGCACGAATGCCACGGCGACCAGAATCTTGTCTGCCGTCGTTTCACGCGGCTGCTGTGATGGCAATTCGCGCATCATAGCATCAATCTCATTTCGTGTCATGGCTTTCCCCTGTAGTTGCTTTTTCGCTGCAGAAGGCTTCCAGCGCCGCTGCCTGCAATTGCATCGCACCGGCAAGGTATGCAGCCTTCTCCCAGTCACGTTTGAGCAATGCTTCATGGCATCGCCGGTGGTCCTGCTGAATGGCCAACAGCAGTTCTGAGTAATCCATCATTCATTCCCCCTTGCTCGAATCGCGGCGGAACACTGCATCACTGCGAATAACATTCCTTCCTCAGAATCAGGATGCAAACCTTCGATGCCATTTGGTAGTTCTAAACCAATACACACCTTCGCACACGCCTCGCGCTCTTGCTGAATTGCCCACCGTATAGCATCGCGTGTTGACGCATGGCCTTGAATTGCTGCCTCAATGATTTCATCAGTATTCATAGTTCACCGTCTCCTCGTTTTCTTGCAGCACCTTGGCTCCATTGCGCAGGTGAAAGTCTCGCGCCATCGTCGTCTTCGGACTCATCGTGACAATTCGCTTCGTCAATGCGGAACGATCCCTGTTCAGATACTCGCGCACCAACTTGCTGCCCGCGCCCTTGCGGTATGACCAGACACTGTACAGCACTGAAATTCTTGGTGTTGGAGTAAAGTCTGGCAGGAACAGTTGCGCTTCAGATGTGGGTATGAAGTCCATCTGCACGGCACACAACACAGCACCAACGGTTCTGTCGTCATCGTCAATGTGCATGTAGACGGTTCCCCAAAAACTGATGCGGCAATCAGCAGGAATGCTTGGCCGAACGGGGTCGTCGAGCAGTATGCGTGACGGCTCTAGCAGAGCGACGATCATGTGTTCTTCTCCCGCAGCTTGGCTTCGATGGCATGGGCAAAGCGAAGGACATCGCTTGGAGATTCAACCCACATTTCCCACAACTCTTTGTCATCCGTCAGCCCAACCCATTCGCGCTTTGACTGTGTGACTTGACCTACCAAGACATAACCCTCACGAATATCGATGATGGGCAATGCGAGGTCGTAATTTTTGCATCGCATAAGCACGGCTTTGATTTCCATTTGTTGCCGCATGCGACTGACACTACGATCAAGTTCACGATAAAAATCTTCTCTTGTTGCCCACGCCACCGGCTCTTGTTTTGGTTGTGGGTGAGCAAAGACTGGTTCGGCATCTTTTATGCGTGTTTGCCAATCGCTTCCGCTTCCGTTGTCAATATACTTGTAACCATATCCATCGAAGTCATAACGCATCGCCACCGGCTCTTGCTTCTCTGCGACAGCTTCATCGCGTCTCGCGCTCCACGCTGCGTTCCAGACCTCCTTGGACCATCCTCTGTCCTCTTCGTACGCCACGCCGCCAATGAAGTCTGCGAAGGCTTCATCGCGCCGCTTGTGATCATCACTCGGTATCCATTGCATGATTTGCCCTCGCTTTTTTACTAGACCATGTGTGGTAGTACTCGAGCGCTTTTTTGTTGACGCACTCCCTGCACCAGCTTCTCAACGTTCCACTTGATGTCAGATGGAACTTGCTCGGCTCCTTGACTTGTTGGCATTTAGTGCATGCGTTTGCAAGGTCAGGGTGCCGCTTGGTTCTTTTTGAAAACGTTGTTTTTTTCTCCATGCTCAGGCCTCCTCAACGGTTACCTTGTACTTCTTGCCGAAACGGTCCTCGACCAGTATGGTTTTTTTGGTTGACTTGAACTCACCCTCGGGAGTCAGGTCGTACTGGAGGCGGCTTACGCTGGACAGCAGGCGCGCGGTGTCGTTGGCCTTGAGGTTGCCAACAATGATGTGCGCGATGTAGTCGCAGTAGGCGACATAGGATTTGGGCAGGTTGTCAAAGAACTGGTTGACGATGGTGTTCATGGTTTCAAAGTTGGACATGGCTTTTTCCTTTAGTTGAGGTGCTTGGCAATTTCAGATTCGATGCGGCTGGTGTCGTCGTCGGTCAGCTTACGCTCCAACCATGCAGCCTTGCGGCCGCGGCGATCGAGCACGTCGAACTCGCATTCAACGTAACCGCGGTAGTCCCAGTCGCTGGGCGCGTTGTAGTCATAAGACCCTTTGACGCTGTCGAAGTAGGTCACCCCAATGATGCAGGGGATGCCTGCGACGCGGGTCTCGATTTCGGCGATATACATGGCGCTTTCCTTTCGCTGTTGAAATTTATTCTGCTGCTTCAATCGTGTTGCCAGATTCTTTTGGCTCCCAGATCGACACAATGATGCGGTCTCGAGGAGCGCTGTACACGGTGATCTCCTGATCCAGCACGATGTGGTGCTTGTAGGACAGATTCATTGTGTGTGCGCGGGCGTACTCCACCGTGCCGGTGTATTGCTGACCGTGGTACACACCTTTAACGCGGTCGCCGATGTTGAAAGGTTTTTGTGCTTGGTTCATTTCGCTTTCCTTTCGCTGTCCTGCTGCTTGATTGCAGCCAGTGGTGTAACTTTACCTGATCCAATACCGCCGTCAACACCCCCCAAGAAACTATTTTTAAAAAACTTGATCTAGATCAAGAAACCGATTCGGTTGCGGTTGGCTACCGGTCGTCCTCGATTCGCATGTCAATGAGTTCGTCCAGCCCGGGAGGGGTGGTGTCTCCCTGCAGCACGCCGGACAGCCGGGCCTGCCCGGGTACGCTGAAATCGTACTCAAAATGCGTCTCGGCCCAGCCGGCGTACTCGAGCAACTCCCGGTCCAGCACGATGATCGCCTTCAGCCAGCGGTATCTGGCGGCGTCCAGCGCGTCGTTGATTTCCTGCTCTGTCTGCATGATCCCCTCCCCAAAAAACAGGGGGCTTTCGCCCCCTCCGAACTAGGCCGCCGCCAATGTCCCGCACTTCAGCGCGGCCATGCTGTCAGCCAACGACCACAGCGCGCGATTCAGGCGGACGTTTTCGTTGACGCCGGCAACGGCTCGAGTGCGCATCCGACGCCCGCGGGCTGTCCGCCCACCGAGCCCGCCCTTGATCAGGTTCTCCTGCACCCGATTAAACGTCGTCCAGAGGTCCGAGGCGACGTCAACATGCCGCTGGGCCGTCAGCAGGCTATCGGCGTCCACAGGGGCCTTCCCGTCGTCCCAGCGCAGTTTTACCGCGGCGTTGGCAAACGCGTGCTGCTCACTCGGCAGCAGGGCCACGCTCTTGTACGCGTGGATGCGCTCCACAACGCGCTTGGTGTCGTCCAGCACCCGGAACGAACCCTCAATCACGTCGTCCACCACGTTCCCGCTGTGACGCACGCGGACGTCCTCAATTACGTCGCCGGCGATCAGCCCGTTCGAGCACACGAAACGGAACACCCCGGCGAGCAACTGATAGCTGCTGCTACCGTCGTGGCTGTTCAGCAACACAATTTCAGGAACCTCGCCCTCGGCCGCGATGCTGCTGGCGTGACGCAGCCGGACCATGTGCTTTGTGTGCTCACGCTTGGACACATCACGCACACGGGTCTGACGCACCTCGAACGGCTGGAAGCCCTCGGAGCGCAGGCCGTCAATCACCTGCACGGTAGGGATGAACGTGTAACGATCACCGCGGGATTCATGCGCGTTCTCGGCGAGCACGCTCGGTGCATACGCGGCGATCTGCTCATTCGAGAGCGGCTCCTTGCTGCGGTATGCGGACTGGTTTGATGATTGGCTGTAACGGTACATGGAAATTTCCTTTCGCTTTTGAATGTGGGCCGAAGCCCCCGGTTGATTACTTGACTTGGTACTTACCGAGAAACGCAGATCCCTCCACTTGCGGGACGAAATACTTGATCTCGTAGTCTGCGTTGATGTCTACCGGCACATACCAGAGTCCGTACTCAAACCCCTGCTTGTCCATGAACTTGATCAGGCGTTTGATGTCGCTGTCAATGTGCCACTCTGCGGCAGAGGTGGCGAAGAAGTGAAAGACTTGCTTGCTCATAGTGACCTCCTGATTAACGGCTGGTAACTTTGACCGAGAACACGGCGGTGGTCTTGGTGTACTGCGCAACTTGCTCGGCAGACACGCCAAGGTCGGCGCACAGTTTCTTGTAATCGACGACGCTGCGGTTGGTCTCGATGTAGGTCGCCTTGTACAGGTTACCTTCGACGACCTTGTCGCCACCGGCGCTGGCCGCGTCCTTGATGCCGTCCTTGATGGCGTCGGCTTGTTTGGTCAACTCGGCGATTTGCGCCAAGAGGTTACCCAGTACATCGACTTGGGTCAGGGTGATGTCGTTTGCTTGCATGGTCGCTGTCCTTTCGCTATCCCGGCCGCTTGATTGCTGCCGGTGATGTAACTTTACCTGAACCAAACGGGTTGTCAACACCCCCAGCAAACTAATTTTAGGATTCTTGATCTAGATCAAGTTTTCCGAGTTCCCGCCGGACGTCGGCCAGCAGGTCGTCCTCGTCGTAGCCCCAATGCCTCGCAAAACCCCTCGTCCCGAGCCCGTGGAGGCCCGTAGAGCCCCTGTGGTGCTCCGGGCATAGGGGTATAGCCATCCAGTGGCTGGAACGGTTTGAGAGGCCCTGTCCGGCCCGTTTGTGGTGGATCTCGGCCGGCGTCCCGGGGTAGCCCATCCGGCGGCAGACCGCGCACCCCAGATCGGCCACTTTGCTGAGGTATCGCTTTTCAGCCAGCGTCGCCACAGATCAACGCTTCGACCGATAGTTGTCCGGCATGCAGGCGTGGTAGTACCAGCACAGCACAATCAGGACCATCCACCCCAGCGCGCCGCTCAGAGCAAAAAACCACAACGCAAACGTCAGCACGATGTCGGTCACTTGCCGCCCTTCCCTGCAATCAGCCAGTGCAAGTTTGAAATTGGCATCGTGTCAGTTTTCGATTTGACCACCTTGAGCGGCCGCACCTTTTCCTCCTCTTGCTCTGCCTGCAGCCGCTCCACCACTTTTTTGTTGACGCCCCAGACCATCGCGCGGTTGCGAAAATTTCCTGTCTCAACCGACCCGACGGACACCAACAGATTCGCTTTGCTCAGTCTGGACAGGTAAGACGACAATGCCGCGCGGTTGGTGTTTTTAATGATCTCCAACAATTCTTTCACCGTTGCTGATCCACCCAACTGCTCGATTGATGCCAACACCAGCTTTTCCTTCGGAGTCATTTTTCGCTCCAGTTCTTGCTTGTCCATCACCTGTCTTTTTTTCCAACCGAGCGCTGTCACTTTTCGCTCAACTCATTCTCGCGATTGATCTTGAAAAAAAAGTCGTTGCGATACTCACTGGGCGGCCGCCACTTTTCTCCCGTCCTTTCGTTTACAACGACTTTGCGAAAGGTCGTCATTACATCTGCGCCATGAGTCCATATCTTTCCCCACGGGGAGTGAAACTCGTCATCAGGAAGACGATGCGGAACCATCTCTGAAACTACCGTAAGTCGCTGCACTTTTTTGACGTCCATGGTGTTCTCCTTTTAGATTGTTGCCTTACCTTCTGCCCTTGCGTTTGCCTGCTCAGTGCGCCAGATCTCAACGCGGGCCTGAGCCCCAATCAAGTCCCAGCGAAGTTTTTCTTCTACCTCAATTGCGTCTTTCAGCCCTTGCAACAATTGCACGTACTCCTGATGCGCATACGCCTCACGCTCTTGCGCTCCAATCGCGTTTTCCATGCTGCGCTTCATCAGCATTGCCTTGAGAGACTTTCGATACTCCTCGAGATAGACTCGCTCTGCTTTCGCTTGCGCAAACTTTTTTCCATTCAACAGAATGTAATCAACTGCATCATGCGGATTTCTGTTTTCACTCATGGCCATGCTCCACCACAACAAGTTGTGCCATGTTGAAATTCTCGGACATCACTGCGCCGTAGTCAAAATGCTTGCCAAAACAGTCCTTGAAACTGACGTGCTCTTCACTGAAGCCTTCAACTTGATTGTTGTAGATGTACACTTTTTTGGGAATTGTGAATTCACCAGCAATGAACTTGCGACCCTTGTCGGTGACCCTCCACAATCCATCTCGCTTGCGCGCTGGATCTTCCGATCGTTGTGCCTGCTCAATCAAGCCCCAACGATGCATGGTGGTGAAAGACTTCCCGCGCAGCATCCACCGCGGCGCGTGCAGCGGGGTACTGACCCAGCCCCACTCATCTGTCGGAGCCCTCGACATCCAGAGCAAGCCCAACGCCATGATTTCAGTCATCGGGAATGGGCTGATCTTTCCCCACTTGTCACAACACGGACAATACCCGCCATCGTTTTCAATGGTGGCACGCCAGTTAGAACGCATCCTCGACAACACTTGCGTTTCGTTTTCCCACAACTCTTTTTGTTCGCCCATGGTGCTTTCCTTTCGCTGTTATAACTCTTCTATCTTCACTTTTAACATTCCGGCAATGTCTGCCGCCCAGAAAATTCTCAGATCTGCGATCTGCGAATCGTCTTCCCATACGCCTGCATGAGTCAGCGAATCCAGCGCTGCCTTCAGCAGGTTGTCTAAGTCACGCTTTCGATTGTCTGGCCGCCACGCTTCAATGCAAACTCGCAGCTTTCCTTCGTAATGCTTTGCCCCCTTCTGCATCCACACATGTTCGCCTACGCTTTTGCGATACGAGCGTCCTTCTGCGCTGATCAACATGCGGCCTTGAAAGGTCCTCCAGTATCGGTTCATGCTTGGCGGCCAAGGCAGAGTCAATTCAATCATCGCCAATCCCCGTATTCGCCGCGGTTGCCTTTGGCCCATTGATCGCGAACATCACGATCCAATTTCGAGTGCGGGTGCTTTTTGTTCCACCCATCAATGAACCGTTGCTTTTCATCAAAGTGACCGTTTAAAAATTTATGCGCAGCGTCCCTGTCTTTGGTGCGCAGCTTGATCACCCAGCGGACCAAACACTGATGACGAAAAAGATCTTCACCGCGCCCTTCTTCAATTCCCCTAAAACTCAAAACCGCCCCGCGTTGTCAAACGACATGCTCAAGGCATCTGGGGCCTCAACGAACTGCTGACTCTCGCGGTGATACCAAAGGTTGAACCAATCCTCCGCCTCGCCATTTCGCTGCTTCTCGCACATGAGCATTGCATCCGGATCATTCATCTCCACCGCAACGCCTGATTGCACCTTGTGTTCTTTTTTCTTGTTTCGCCACATGATCAGGACGTTGTCCACTTGGTCGGTGATTGCACCAGACCCCTTGACGTCGTTCTTGCTTGGCTGCTGCTCGTCATTGGGCAGCTTGCGAATGTGATGGATCAGATGCACATGGACACTATGGTCTCTGGCCAGCGCTGTCAACTCATCAACAAAATATTTTTGTGCGTTGTAGTCATCTTCTGCAGGCACGCATTTCATCAACGAATCAATGAACATGTGTTTCACACCTAGTTCGACCGCGCAGTAACGCGACACAGCAATCACTTGTTGCGCAGTCACTGTACCCTGTTGATCGTACAACCACATGTTGTGGCCAGCAAAATCCTGAAACCGTGCAAACAAATTTCCAAGATATTTTTCTTTGTCTACAGCGTACATCGGATTTTCTATGTTCTCGCCGGCAAACTGTCTCAGCATGCGATACAGGGTACGCTTCGGTTTCATTTCAAACGATGCGACACAAATTTTTTGCTCTTGCTTGATCAGCCCCAGAGCAATCTGACCAGTGATCAGAGACTTGCCGCCGCCGTTCGAGCCAGCATACAGCGTGACCTCTCCCGGACGAAACTGAAAACTGCTTTGCGTCTTGGTCCAAGGCATCACCGCCTGCTCGACTTTTTGCGTCGATCCAATCTCCGCGCGCAACTCACCGAGCCAATCCTTGGCCGGGCGAACCTTTTGCGCTACGTCGTTTGCCTTGAGGTACTTGTCAAAATCCACTTCATTCGGTCGCAGCAATCGGACCTTGCGCGCCTCGTCGAGTTCTTTTGCTCGCTTCTCAATCTCAGATGTTTGCATATTGCATCACCTCCTCAATTCGCTGTTGTGCCAATTTTGCCCGCTGTCTGTCTTCTTCTTTGATCGTCTTGCCTTCGCTGATGTCGTAAGCCAAAACCGACAACACCAAAGCCTCGAATGACAACACTCTCAACAAGTCGCTTGCGTAAAACGACCGCTCCAGTTTTGGCTTGCCTTCAACCGGATACTCTTTCCTCTTGCTGTCTGGCGGAAACAAGTCAGTCATGTCCAACCCGACTGCTTGAACAACAGACAGCGTATCGCAACCGCCGAAACAATGCACCAACAGACGACCGTCATCCAATTCGCGAACCGCTAGAGACGGCGATCGATCGTTGTGTGCTGGGCAACAGGCCGTCCACGATCCATTTTTGCCTTTTACTTTTTGCAATCGCGACAAAAATTTTTCTGTTTGCGTCATTCGCTGGACTCCGCGTTGTTGCTCTCCCTCATCGCAGCACCTGCGCAATCCACACCACCACACCGATGATTGCTACACCGAAACCGAGCATCATCACGCCAGCGCAAACATCTTCAAACCAGCGATGCTTTTCGCCAAACGAATCACTGAGCAGGACGAACAACGCCACCGAAAATGCCACCATGAAAATTCCGGCACTGAAAATCATATGGCCCTCCTGACCGCCGCTTGCGGCGCCTCGTCCTCCCAGCGACGCTGGTTGATGTACGTCAGCGGCGCAGGCTCAAAACCTTCCTGCCACTGCTGGCTGACCTTCAGAGCATTGACGTTGGCGATGATCCGCTCCGCATGCTCATCCAGACCGTGGTTGACCCACTTCGTCAGGCAGGCAACCTTGGCGACCTTGCGTTTTGACGTTGGCCATGCCGCCCAAAAGTCGTCGAAAGACGACGATGTCTTTATATTCTTATTCTTATTCTGTATCTTCTTAGGGTTTATGTTCGGTTTTGGTTCGGTAACCGATTCGCTTTGACCTTGCGTAACGTCTTGTTTCTGCGCGTTTTTTGGTCGGCCGCCACGCTTTCCCAGTTCTCTGTTTGTGGCAACTTGCGATTGATATTTTGCGATTTCAGCATCACAACGTATGTTGTGGAACCCTGTTTCGCGCTCTTCAAAAAATTCCTTCAAAACCGATTCGGTTAACTCAGCATCCAGCCTGATTTTGCGAGAAACCGATTCGATATCGAGTGGCAACGGCTTCTCGCTCATGTAGTACAGATCGAGCAGCCGACGGTAGGTCAGGTCCTCCGCGTCTGACAGATGCGTGGTGTGCGTGATGTAGTCACCCAGATGGAACTTGTACCAGATCATTTGACCTCTCCAAACAGGTCTGGGCGCAACTCTTCCCTGCGCACTCGACCACGTGTGTATTGATGGATCGCGACGGCCAAGGCGGCGCTTGGAACCTCTCTGCCAGAGATCAGCAGGCTCAACCATGTTTTGCTGATGCCGATGCTTTTTGCCATTGCAATCTTCGATCCCCGCGGCTTGGCTGCAAAGTATTCTGTCAGTGTCATAGCATCCCTTTGTGTGGTTAAAATTTAAGTGCAGCATATACCAAAAATTTTGCCTGCACAACCCCCCTTGTATTTTTTTATTAAACCTGCTACATTTCGCTTGCTTCACCTTACCTTTACGAAAGCGAGCCTATGGACGACAGCGAAGACATGATGCATCAGATGATGCTCGAGCGGATGCAGATGCTTGATGAGGCGTTAGAACGCGCTGAGGCAGGCGTTGCCACCCCAGAAGACTGGGTGACAATCCGATACGAGTGCAATATGCCAAAACGAAAAATTACCAACAGGAGCGAATTATGAGTCTAGTAGCGAAAGCCAGCGCAGAAGGCGGTTTTACCCCGATCCCACCCGGGATGCACCTTGCTCGGTGCTATCGAGTGATTGACATGGGGACCCAAAAATCGGAGTACCTTGGCCAGATCAAGCACCTGCCCAAAGTCATGCTGCAATTTGAGGTTCACGGAGAAGACGACGCCGGCAACCCGCTGGTGACGGCCAAGAACGAGCCCATGACCATCTCGAAAAACTACACGTTGTCGCTGTCCGAAAAGGCCACGCTTCGGCGCGACCTGTCTACATGGCGCGGGCGCGACTTTACCCCGGAAGAGCAGCGCGGGTTTGAACTGAAAAATTTGCTCGGCGTCTGGGCAATGATTTCGGTCACAAAAAGCACTGGAAACAACGGCAAGGAATACACCAACATTGCCGCGGTGATGCCTGTTCCTGCGAAGGTCAAGCAGGCCGGCCTTCCAGAGGGACACAACAAGCCCGTCTTGTTTTCAATTCTTAACGCGGACATGACGGTGTTTGATGGCTTCAGCGAATACCTGAAAACAAAAATCATGTCATCGCCTGAATGGCAATCCCGCGGCTCTGCAAAAAAAGCAGATGAAGGCGCATTCGATTCAATGACTGATGACATTCCGTTTTGATCTTTGGGGGAAAGCGGATGCTGAAGAAGTTAGCGTTGCGACTACGCGGCGGCTCAGTGCAGCGAGTACCCCACCTTTTTTGGAACAACGCATGACACTGATCGTTTCGACTCCACGGGCAAGTGAAAGCAATCATTGGTACACCAGAGACGGCGTGCCCCAGTACACGGTTGAGGCGGCCAAGGGCGGACAACGCCCCACAACCCTGCGGGACGCGCGCAAAATGAATCTGGTCCCTTCGGTGACCACAATCCTCAACATTGCAGCCAAGCCGGCGCTCATGGCGTGGATGCAGCAACAGGTGTTGCTGGCTGCTTTAACGCTTCCACGTCGCCCCGACGAACCTGAAAAGGAATACATCGACAGAATCATTTCAGATTCCAAAGAGCAGGGTCGTTCGGCGGCTGACGCTGGAACAGACATCCACGCGTCAATACAGGCGTACTACGAAGGCAAGCCGACCGGCAAGCATGCAGAGCATGTGGATGGTACACAGGCGTGCATAGAGAGCCATTTCGGCGTTCATCAATGGATATCCGAGCGGTCGTTTGGGCACGAACTAGGGTTTGGCGGCAAGGCAGACATGTACACCGCTGAAGGTGACGGCATCGTGCTGGACGTGAAGACAAAGGAATTCACTGACCCAGACAAGGTCGGGGCGTATGACGAACACCTGATGCAGTTGGCGGCTTACCGCGTCGGTCTTGGTGTGCCCAAAGCCCGCTGCGCCAACGTGTTTGTCAGTCGCAACGATCCCGGGCTTGCTGTGGTGCGCGAATGGTCGCAGGATGATTTACGCAGAGGCTGGGAGATGTTTTGCTGCCTGCTATCCTTTTGGCAACTTAAGAATCAGCACAAATAACCATGAAACAAATTTCCGCTTTTCAAACCAGTGATGGCGAGGTGTTTGTCAACCAAGAGTTGGCACGCACCCATGAGGAACTCATCTCCAAAGGCAGCTTGATTGATGAATACCTCGGCAGCAACAAAAATCTATACAACAATCGACCACAAAGGATGATTGCCAAAAACTCCATCATCGCTTGGGAAATCTGGAAGAGAGAAAATGGAAAATCTTTTGACTGAAGATCAGGTCAAACAACTGTTTTTTTACAGCGACCGGAAACGACCAGACGCCTTGTTGGCTGACGAGGTGGACATTGTTCAGTTTGCTCATGTGATTGAACAATTTGTTGCGCGCAAGTACGCTAGACTGGAACGCGACAATTGCGTGAAGGTCGTGCGTAGCTTAAATCCTGTTGTTGCAGACGCATTGGAGCGCGCCAGACAAATCTAGGGGAAAACCATGGTGCTGGACAGCTTATTTTTGCCAGATGAAAACAACCGACTGAACTTGGACATGCAGTTGATCAAAAAACTAGCCCTTTCCTACGACAAAGGGCTGACAACTGACACCATGTTGATTGCAAAAATAATTGTTTCTGCTTATGAAGCCGGTCTCGAAGATGGCCGGGAAGAGGCAGAAACCAGCCACATGCATACCCAGATGCTGCTGCTCTGCACCGCGGGCAACGCATAAAAAATCCCCCGGTGGGAGCCGGGGGAGAAGGAGGAGGCACTACGAAGAAGTCTGCACTATACCATTACCGCGGCTGATAGCCTTCCATCACCGACTCCCGCCACGGCCCCCGCTTGAGCAGGTAATCGTGGGCAATACTGACCGGGATCATCCCCAGCCCGCCAACGATGCCTGCGCCCTTCACAGCGGCCCCTAGAGGCCCTGCAGGCGGAACCATAGACATACCCCCAAGGGCGGCCGCCAAAGTGGCTAAAACAGCCCCTGACATGTCTCCCTGCTGGTATCTTTCCACGGCATCTGCCACAGACAGTCCGGTTCCAGCGCCGGCCAGAAGGTTGGTCGCCACCGGCAAAGCGCCCCGCCGGGTTGCGTGGCCAATCTTCTCCAATGTCCCGGGCTGCGCCGTCGTCGCACGCTCTTGAGCCGCTCGAGCAAGATTGAGAGTGCGCTCGCCCTTGGTCAATTCCGAGAGTTGCTTGCGCATCAAATCTTCTGCGGCCTTTTGTTGTGCTAGGCGCTCTGCAGCAGATCTAGCCTCAGAGGCAGCCAACGACCTTGATCGATCAAGGCTTTCCTGCTGAATTCTGCGTTCAATAGCTTGTTGCTCAATTTGTTGTTGTCTTTGCTCGGAAATTTTTTTAAGTTCCGCCTCCATTGCAACATTTTTTTCTGCTGCAACTTCTGGAGGAAGCATAAATTGAGATGTTCCCTTACCAGTTAATTCATAATTGCCGGCGCCAAGACTTTTAATTTTTTCTTTTGCCAAAATGTCTTTATCAATGAGCGCCTGACCTCCAGTGGGATCGGCCTTTCTCATGGATTCGGCCTGTTCCGCAATTATGTCCGGAATGTCTTTCGCCATTTTTCTGGTCCAGTTTGCCGAACCAGATGAGCCGGGCACACGACGAGACGAAATTTCTTCAGCCGTTTCTGCGGCAACCTGCGCGGCCGGCTCCTGTATTCTTTTCGGAATATCCCGATGAGCCTGCCTTGCCGCATCCAATTCTTGCCGTGCCCGGCTGACTGCTTCACTACGCATGCGCAATTCTTGCTCAAGATCTTGCGCTGATACACCGCTCATTCCGGTGCTTCGTTCTGCCGCAGCCCGCAATTGCGACAATGCATCCTCAGCCGCAGCAACGCGCTCTTGCGCTGCCTCAATTCTAGGAACAGCAGGTGGCCGCGACGACATGATGCCGCGCTCCAGCATGCCTTTGGCCGCGCCAGCGCCGCCACCAATCAATGCGGCATCAACCACATCCTCAGACATGCCTTGCTCTTCAGGCGTCTCGGCCTTTCGAGAAGTTTCTTTTCTAATTTGCTCTGCAACCGGAACACGATCGGCAAAAATATTTTTTTGTGCCTCACCTGCAGGCGCATACCGAGACGTCACATCAAAAGCGCCGGCAAGCGACTTTGCATAATTCGGATCTTCTGCATAACCACCAGACTGGCCCGGACGAAGCCCAGTTAAAAATTGATCCAAGCTGGCGCCAGCGTTCAATGCCTCCGGGAAGCGACGTTTGATCAGGTGCGCATAATAATCACCAAACGCTTCTGGGCTTTCAAAATTTACATACTTGCTTTTTGTCCTTGTTTGACTGTCTACAGCCTCCGTGCCCGCACCAGAAAAATCTTTGATGTTGCCAAGATTGAATTGGCCCGGCATTTTGCGACCGTAGTCACTCTCGAGCCCCCACTGAGCAAGCAGAATTGACGGCGCGATGCCGGTCTTTTTTCCTACCTGTTCAGCAATCGGCAGATACTCATCAACAAAAACTTTGACGTGATCAGCCATCCTATTCTCCTTGACGCTTCTTCCGAATTACGCCGGTGCTATCTCTGATATAGCCTTCAGGAACATCTCCTCCTGATGTGCGCGGCGCTTGTGATGGCTTGGTGCGCAACAATTCAGCGTTTGCTTTTCTGATTACGTTCAATTGCTCGTTGTAATCATGCTTCAGTTTTCTGTATTCGTCGCTCAACTCAAATTGAGTGAATGACTTGCCCGGATTCTTGTCTTGGAAATCCGCCCACAGTTTGGCCGACGCATCATCGTACTGAGACCGAACATCTAGCAATTCAGACTTGAGCCTGATCACACGCGCCGTATCTGTTGGCAGCGCTTCAACCGTTGCGTACAGCTTTCCTTCGTTCTCGGTAATTGCGCCTTCGCCCGGAACGCGTGAAGTCTTGCGAAGCTGCACCGTCAATCGTGCTGATGCCTGCATGAACATTTGCAGCGCTTCGACATCTTCCGGTTTCAATTTGTACTGTTGAATCGTGCGCACAGGAATTGAAAACGAACCGAATTGACCAGCCTGAATGCCTTGTTCAATTGCACGAAGTATTGAGTCTTTCAGCGACGTGTTTTGCATCAACTCAAATACGCGCGGATTTGAGGTTGCATACGAAGACATGTCCGCAGCGATTTGCCTGTTGGTGTACGCCTCTCTTCCTCGCTGCAACACTGTGTTGCCTGCCTCTTCGGCAGCTTTAGCGCGGACCTTCATCGTTTCGCCAAGACGTTCTTTCTCTGCGGCCTCTTCCGTTGGCGTGCGCGGACGCTCAGGAAGACCAAGCGCGCTGGAACGATCTCCAGTCTGTGCGCGACGAGCAATCCAACCTTGTTTGGCATAAAAATCTAAAATCAGATCTTCGTTTCCTGTGCGCTCGACTTTAGAAAGCACACGATCAAATTCGCGAGAAATATTTCCCGGAATCTTTTTCGGACCAATCACCGGGAAATCGCGCTCGACAATCTTCGCTTGATACGGGTCGGTCTCAATGTAACGTTGTTGGCTACGAGAGAACGGGCCTTCCGGCGTGGAGATGATGTCCTCACGCTGCATCTTGGCGATCTCACGAACCTTGTCTCCATGCTCTTTTGAGATGCCATATGCCGCCGCAATGTCTGCATCAGTAATTGACCGAACCTGCCGCGGAGCACCGGTCGTGGTCACCGCACCCGGGGCTGCTGCCATTTGCATCGGTGCTGCCTCAGAACGGGGAACTGCAGCCCCCATTTGGGGAACCCCGGGCATTTGGCCGCCAGCCAGAGACATGAGATGTTCCATCCCAAGTCCGGCTTCTTTTGCTGCCAATGCCTTTTGCTCTAGATCCAGACGCAATTTTTGCGTTGCCTGTTCTCTTGCGATTTGCCTCTCGGCCTCATCAGCGGCTCCTTCCATCGCATAACCAGCCGATTCAAGAAACGAACCGGTTTTGGTTGGCTTTGCGAAGCCTGCTGCAGCGCGCATCAGGATGGGATCAAACGGCAGCCCCATCCGACTATCAAGGCTTGCACGCATTTTTTCAATTTGCGAATCCAGCGTTTGCCGTTGCGTACGCAAATCTTGCATGGATTTCGTGAAGTAATCTTGAGGCGTTGCCGGCTCTTGATCCATGCCCGCGGCACGAATTGCTGCTTGAGCAGGAGAAGGAGCCGGCGTCGCTGCCGGACGCGCTACCTGTGCGAGAGCGCCTTGCGGTTGTTCGTTCATGTTTACCCCACCAAATAACCGTTTGCGTCGTAAAAGTTTCCTTTGCCGTCGTGATACGAAACTGATTCAGCCGCTCCACCATTGGCGAATCGACGGCCTTTACCGCGGTGCGTAACCGACATGGGGGGCTTCGTAATCGAGCCACCGTCTTTTTTGACCGGCACTGTTGTCTGTTTCGTTGCGGGCGAGAAGAACGATCCAAGGCCCGCCAGCAATGTTGCCACTTGCGACAACGGGCTGGCGCTAAACGTCCCCGGCGCAATGGTTTGCGTCGTTGACCCAAATGGCACGTTGTATCCCTGCATCAACTTGGCAAACGCCTGCGCTTGCTGCATGGGAAGATCCAGCGCCTTTTGAGCCTGCGCCTGTTCCAAACCGCCGTACTCGGTCAACGCTTTCAGTCCGCCAAGGCCCAATTGCTGTTGCTGCTGCCCCAAATTTTCAAAGGCTTGGCCAGCCTGCAAAGCACGGCTCAGATCTGCCTGCGCGGTTCGTCCTGCTTCGGTGTAACCAGCCTGCAGGGCGCCCATTTGCTTTCCCAGCAAGTCAGCGGAAATATCACGCAACACATTTCCGGTGATCTGCTGTTGCCGACGAGAGCCAAACTGACCAGTCCCGATCGCGGCGCCACCCAGATTGGGCAACACGTTTTCCTGCAGGTTTCTGGCCGACAGCCGACCCATTTCGTTCACGACGTTTTGGGTGTACGGATTCATATATCCGCCAACGACGTCAGGAACCGTGGTGGCTCCAGCCTGCCCCAGCAATTGCGACGCAGCCCCAAGACTGCCGGCGCCAGAAAAAGCGATGTCCGGGGCCATGCTCAGAGCCTGCTGCTGCAGCGGGCTGAGCCCTGCTATACCGCCTTGCTGAACGGCATTCTGCCCAAGGTTGGCAATATCTTGAAGATAGTTTGTGTAGAACTCCGGCGCAGTTTGCTGCGCTTCAGCTACGGTTGTGCCGTAGATCGGATCGCCTTGAAATAATCCTGCCATGTTCTACCCCTTCAGATAAGCCAGCGGCGACTTCGCGGGCGGTGGAATTTTGTTGATCGGCGCGGATCGCTTGTGTTCTCGGATCTGCTCACGCATTTTGTCCAGCGCTTTTGCTCCAGCCTTTGTCGATCCATTGCCAAGAGCGGCAACGGTGTCAGCATCAAATACGTATTCCCCATCAGCCAACATGGCCGGGATGTCATCGCTTTGACCATCCCCCGGCCCATGGACCGCAGACCCCTGCCGGAAGTCAAGACGACCTTGCCGCAAAGGCACATTTGAGAGCGCCGGCAAGCCGCCATGTTTCATGCCGCCGCCGTCTTTTACCTGCAGATTGTCCAGCGGATTCACAGGATTGCCAAAAGTATAGTGCGTCTGCTGAACGCCCGCCAGACCGCCTCGAGCCATTGCCGGCTGCTCGGGTTCGTTCACGGGGTTTGCGCCCGGCACATTCAGGTTTTGATAGAGTTCATCGCCATAGATGTCTGTGGCCAAATTAGGCTGGGCATACTGGCTGTACGGCACAACGCGCGCAGGTCCGATGCCAAAATCCGTGGTGCGTTCAGGAATTCGAGAGACAGCCGCCATGTCAACGCTAGGCGCCTGTTGGCCGCCACCGCCAAGTAGCGAAGTGTTCCCCAGCAGGCCGCCCAACAATGCACCAGCCGCGCCGGCTCCCAAATATCCGCTGCTAGAAATTGGGTCAATGATGTTTGACTGCAGCCATTTTTGAGCGGCTTGCAGTCCACCAGACTCCCCACCAAGACCGCCGGTCGGAGCAGGCGTCGTCACTCTGGGTTTTGGCAGCGTCACATTTTGCGTGATGTCTTCACGACCACCGCCCGCAGGAATTATTGCGCCGCTTGGATCATAGACGTTGACGATGTTGCCATAGTCATCGGTGACGACCGCATTGCCATAATCATCATAGGTTGTTTGATATGCGCCGGTCGATGAATACACGTCACCATTTTGGTCATAGGTAACGCTACTTCCATCGTCGAAATATTGGATGTAACTGCCATCATCAAAATATTCGACGCCGCCACCATCTGCATAGCCGCCATCTTTCATAATCACCGCTCCACCATCTTTGTAGTCGCCCCAGTCACCTGAATAATCTTCAGATGGTGCAGGCGCTGCTTGACTGAATTCTTCATCCCAAAATGTAGACTGCTGTTCTTGTGCAGAAGGCTGACTCGATTCAGACGCACTTGCATCAAACACCAATTCACCAAATGCGTTGTAAATGTTTCCATCGCGATCTGTGTAATACATTTCCTCTGTTGCTGGAACTTGGCTTGCAATATCGCTTTGGTCTGGTTGCGCGACAGTTTTTGGCGTAACGGTATCCGTCAATTCCGTACCTTGTACAGGCTCCTGATTTGGGACAGGATAAGACGAAGACATGTAATTTCCGTTTTTGCCATAGTAGTCTAGGCTGCCATCATCATTGCGGACAATGTATGTTCCGTCTTCTTGCTTTTCTGCATTCAAAGGAAGCCCTGCAGGTGAAGGCTGTACAGGCGTTTCTGCCGGCTTGGTAGCGGGCGTTGCTACTGGAGCAGCAGGGCGAGACGGCGTCACCGGGGCAGATGGAGTCACTGGCGGCCGAACTACCGGAGCAACGGGCTTGGTTGCTGGCTGCGCTACAGGCTGTGTGGCGGGCTGCTTGGTTACATTCCCTTTGCTATCGAAGGCAAACTTTGCACCCAAACCAAGAGCCGCGCCCAACAAGGCATTGGCTGCAGCGTTGCTTGTTGATGCCCGAGGCTTCAATACCGATGTTGGCCGCGACGCTCCAGAGGTGCGGGTCGTCAGCGTTGGTCGTGTCGTGCTGGTCAGGGATGCCGGAGTAGCAGCAACTCGAGCGGCTAGACGAGCGCTTGGCCGCTGAAACGCAGAATCAAGCGATCGCGTTACATCGCCTCGCGTTGCAGTCGTTTTTCGTTTTTGGAGTATTGCCATTCCTTATCCCCTTTTCAGCAACGCCGAAAGGCCAGCTATGTTGGTAATTGGAGTCAACGTTCTGACATCGGCTCTCTTCGGGGCCGGCTTGTAAATTGGAATCAATTGACTGACATCCACCTTTTGAGGTGGCGGCGCAGACGCTGCCTGTCTTAATGCTCCGCCCTGTGGAACCATCGGCCGCGCTGCCGATACTGACGGCATCATTTGCCGGGCGCTGGGACGCGTTACAGGAGCCGCTATTGCACGCGAAATGCCCTGCTGAATTGCTGGCCGCAAAATTTGGTTCAACGCGCCAGACGCTTGTTTCTGGGCTTCCCCCGTGTCTTGAGTAAGACCAGCGGCCGGCAAAGCGCCTGCGGGCGGCACATTCATAACCGGCGCTTGCGGCATTCCGCTCAAATCAACCGGCGCCTCACCTTCGGGAGTTTCTACCTGAACGGCCTGCGACGGCAAAACATCTTCAGCCTCAATGGCCGCGGCCGGCGTTGCCGTTCTGACGCTCTCGGCAATGTCCTGAACTTCTTTCGGGAAGATCGCGGTATCTAACGACGGCTCTGCAAACTCACCAGTCTGGAACTTTTCAAAATCTCTTGACGTGACTTCCGGCACTTCACCATAAACAGGCTCGGTGGGAATTCCCATCTCATCCGCCTGCGCAAGATCCCGAACCTCAGCAGGAAGTTTTTCTGCCGGGACAGGCTCTGTCGTTTCGGTTTTTGCAAAGTCTTTTTCTGTGACCTCTGGCGCCTGTCCGTATACCGGTTCTTTCGGGATGCCAAACTGATCAACTTGTTCTGGTGACGTCACGGCATCTGAAATCGTGCCGCTGACATAGTTGCTCAATTCGTTGACGCCGAGATTAGTCAGCCCGCGCATCGGATCTTGATCGTTCACAACACTGCGCGTCACAGATGCTGCGGCCCTTCCGGCCAGCGAAGATCCTGTCGCATCAGCAACCTCGTTGCCAACCGCGTTGGACAGCAAGCTGGTTCCAATGCCCTGCACCGACAAATCGCCACCGCGAACAATTGTTCCCAAGGCTTGGCCAGCGACCTGCCCGGCTAGTTTTGACCCTGTCTGTGCAGCAACTTCTCCACCAACCAATCCGCTGCCAACGCTGATCAGCGAGTTTTCCAATGCCTTGCCAAAATCTCCGCCGTTGGTAACCGTTGATATTGCGGTTTGCCCAGCCAGTTTTTGCAACACAGGGTTGGCGTCTGGCAGCAACGTTTCACCAATCATCTTGGTTAGATTAGTCGCACCCTCGGACAGCAATCGGAAGGGATTCGTTGATACATCTGTTGTCGATTGCGCAACCTCAACAAGAGGGCTGACATCAAGTCCAGAAGTTGTTGCTACAGCATCAGCAACGGTTGCGCCTTGCGATACCATTTGCGCAGCTTCTGCAGCTTCAATCACCGCGCCCGCGCCGGCTTCAGCAATGACCGCCTCTGCAGCAACAGCTTCTGAACTTGCAAGAGCCACCGCAGATTGCGTCGCCTCAAGAACAGCCGTTCCTGTACTAACTGCCTCTGCCGCACTAGCAACCTCAATTGCGGCCGCCGCGCCCGTTTCTGCTGACATCGCCGCTAACACCTCTGGCGCAGCCACCGCAGCAACGAGCAACAATGGATTTTCTGATACCGTCTCAATAACAGTATCAGCAACGTCAACAACGTCTTGAGCGACGTCTCCAACAAAGTCAACGACGTCTTCTACAACGCTTGCTACCGCGGCTACGACTGCGCCCATTATTTGCCTCCCCGAGCGGGACCAAGCACCAACGTGACCTGATAGCCGCCGTCATCTGTCCTCTGAACCGCATACCCCATGTTGGCCGGCTGCGGCCGACCAATAGTCTTGAATATATTCAGGATGCTTTCATCTTTGAATTGAGTAACCAGAACATCAAATCCAACTTTGTAGGCAGCATCCGCAAAAATGCGGCTGCTCTCCAAAAAATTGCGAGCGGTATCTGCATTCAATGCCCGAAAGTAACCGTACCCGGGCTGCTTGCTTTTGTGGCAGACAAAAATCGTGTTGCCGTTTCTCATCTTCCAAGTATTTGGCATGTTGAGTTCAATCTTCAACATTTGAAGCACCTGTTCCGGCGGACGATCAACGCCAGTATTTTTTGCCGCGATCAGACAAATCTCATCGCTGGTCAACATCTTTTGTTTGCTGTCCACCATCTGCATATCAAAGCCCCTCGAATATCGCGGCGGAGTAAATGTTCCCCATCCCCGCGGCCAAACTAAGCACCAACCCATCCGGACGTGCTACCGGTTCCGACAAGAAAACCGAATCGGTTTCTGTTCGGTTGGCAATCGCAGGAACAATTCCGTTTTTCATGTCATCCAGCAATAATAGAGTTTCCAGCAGCCCACTGGAACCCATTGTGTGACCTATTTTTTGCTTGTAGGACGTCGCCACAAACTCTGGCAGCAATCTGGTCAATGCCGAACGTTCCGCCTGATTGTTGGATTGCGTCCCGGTTCCGTGAGTCTTCACAATCTTGAGACTCTCGTAAGACACGCCAGAATGGGCTACAGCGCCCTCAATTGCCTTGGTGAACCCTTCCCCATCTTCCCGCTGGCCAATTGCGTTGGTGGACGTTTCAGACGCGTTGTAGGCCCCAACCAGACGAGCCGCGGGCATGGCCCCGGTCTTTGCCATGGCTTGGGCGGTCTCAAATACCGCCAAAGCAGCCCCCTGTCCAACCCGGAAGCCATAATTTTTTGAGTCAAACGCCGAAGGCAGGACGCCGTCCTCCTCTTCCTTTGCGCTCAAAACCGCCTTGGAATTGCCAAAAAACTCGAGCACGGCATTGCTCACCCCGTCCTCAACGGTCAGCACAATGACCCGCTCAAATCCGTAATGGGCCATCAAGATGTTGACGTCCTGCATCACTTTCAGGCTGCTGGCGCAGGCGCTGGCATCCGTGGTAATCATGTCGATCTGGCCAAAGGATTGAGCCACCCTGCCGGCCCAGACCTGCGTCAACGTGAACGGCAAAAACTTGTATCCGTAATTGAGCCGATTGTCCGGGTATGGCCTTGCGCCGATCCCAGCAAAATGCGCGTTTCCAGAGGCCAGAATGAATGCAGTCTTGCCCACCGGGTTTTCCCGTAGGTGCGCAATCAAATCGGCATCCAACACTTTTTCAGCCAATCGATGAGGGACGTAAAACATCCCTGACTTCGTTCTGGCGTAAGTATCCGGAAACCAGTTGACCTTTTGCGGATACACTATGTCATCGAACAACTCAACATGTTCTGTTGAGGCGGTACGATATTGTGTCAAAAAGATCACTTGATCTTCTCCACCGCACTTTCAACTGATTCTGGCTCTTGTTTTTTGTTGGCCATTACCAGATCGTGGAGTTCTCCGACGGTTTGAGGCGCCCATTCCTTGGAAACCGCTTCCTCTATTCCATACAGTTCACTCATGTACATGATGAGCATGATGGTATCGAGGCTATCAATCCCAATGTCCGCAAACTTGTCATCCAAAGACGTAGCAAACACCTCATTCTTGTGCATGGGCTTTGCTATTTGAGCGACGGCATTAAACAGTTCGATGAAGTTCATTGGACAGGCTGGTTAACGGCATTGACTACGGCCGAAGCCCAGTCCTGCCAATTGTTGAACACGTACGGACCCGGGATGCCTTCGTTGACAAAAATGTCAATGGCTTTTAGTCCTGCAGCCCATTCTTTCCAGTTTTCTTCTCCGCTAGGCGCAGCCAGTTGCTGACCAGCGTACGCCTCAACCATAAGACTGGCCCATGAGTCCCAAGTGTGATACCGCGGATCATAGACAACGGCGAGCGCCATATTATCCCCCGTATGGTCTTACGTCACCAACGTTGGCATTCAATAGCACTCGACCCATCTGATAGTTCCCACCAGCCACATTGCTTGCAAACCGCAAACGCAACTCCCTGCGCTGCTCCCGCATGTCAATCTTGCCCGTCTCTGGCTCAAAAAAATACGGATCTGAAATCTTGTCATCTGACTGCGCAAACGGACGGCCTACAACACGAAGAGACATCGTTCCGGACTGAATGAAGTCAGGCTCAACACGCTCCAGATGCAACCAGTAATTATCGCCAACAGGCTGCGTAGTGGCCGGCCCTCCGCCAACCCATCCTAAGTCCGAAGTCTCAAAATAACTTTCAATGGCAAAGAAGTTTTGCCCATTGACTTCATCAACTCCAACCTCATGCTGCCACAGCGTGACGCGGCCGGCAGTCGTGTTGAATGTTGCCGTAACTGTATCTGATGCTGTGGCATCCTCGCTTAAGGTGACAGAGTAGTAGTTTGGCGTAGCGCTTGGCGCTATTGCAATCACAAGCGAATTGTCAGCAATCCCATCGCCAATTACCAGTTGGCCAAGACCAACCAAATTGGTTTCTGGCATTTCAATGATTGGACTCGAGGTTGTTGTGGTTACTTCAGAAGCAAAAATTTCTTCTTGCTCACTCAGCGTTGCACCAGCATTGATTGGATAGCTGAAGACTTGCGAGAAATACCCGGCAGTTCTGCGAGCACCCAACGCCTGACCGCCGTCATACCAGCAATTCTCACGGATGTTGTAGATCACGCAGTCGTTGCATTCTTCTGAGTCGCCGCTCGGGAAGAACCACCAGATTTCACCAAACCGCGGAACCTTTGTTGCCCACACTTTCTGACGCTGAGAGTAGTTCAGATTGTCAAAAAAGTAGTTCTGGTTCATCGAGTTTGGGATTTCCTTGACAACCCCGTTGTACAGCAAGAATCGATCAACACCAATCCAGTAGTAAATGCCGTCATACTCAATTACGGACTGCGACGAAAGGATTGAAGATTGGCTGGAGATGATGTCGTAGCGCCAGTAAAACGTTTGCGGCGTCCCACCAACCGTGATGGTGGTCGGATTGTAAGAAACTCTAATCAATGAGTCCAACGACCAAAACAAACCGCTTGGCGCGTTTGATCCACCTCGAACAGGCAGGCCCTTGACCACTTTGGTAGAAGCAACGTTGGTTTCATTGGCATCAGCGCCGTTCCAGTCGTACGGATTGCCAGCCGCGCAATTTTTGATCAGGCCATTGTCCCCGTAGACAAACACGTACGGATGCAGCACCACAACGCCGCCAGACACCTCAATCGGATCTCCAGATGGCGATGGACCAGAGGTGTCTTCTAATTGCGCCATCGTCGTTCCATTGATGTCGCCGGCTAATACGGGGGTTGATACCGTTTGATCAATCTGCGCAAGATTGACGCCCGGGTGAGCCAGCAGCAATTGATTGCCGGAACCCTGAGCATCAAACATTGAATCAAATTGCCACAGATTTAAATCTGAGGCAGTGAAGTTAGACAGAGTAAATTCACTGACACCGGAACCTACACCGTTGTTGTCAATGTTGATGACCTCGAGGCCGTTGTTGTAGCCATTGAATACTTGGTTCAACCCATCCGCGGAATTGACGTAGATGCCTCTGGAATACCCCAAGGCGTCGTTAGTGATTGCGCGAAAGCCACCTATTTTCCTTGGTCTACCCCTTTGGAACCGAACCCATCTGCCATCTGTGTAAAAGTTTTTGTCGAAGTAAGTACCATCCCTTTGAACGCCGGGTTGGGTATCAATCGAAAAAACTTTTTTTGTCATACAAAAACTCCGCCAGAAACACCACCTACAAAGTTTCCGGTTCCGCTTGCATCAATGTCTCCAACAATCGTCAGCCCAGTAGCCGAAATGGTCTGGACTAACGTGCCGAGAATTGAAATATTGAACTCACCTGACGCGGCTCGATAAATACCGGTTGTTGGTTCTGTGCCGAAGTTCAACGAAGGATTGGTAACCGTTCCATCTTGCAGACTTACCACTGAAGATCCGGCAAGAACCGTGTTTGCGTTCAACAAATTTTGCGAGTCACAAATCAGAGTTGCCTGATTGCCTGCAGAAATAATCGCCGAAGCAGCGCCACCAACACCAGTGCTGATGGTCAATGTATAAGCGCCAGCAGTCGTCGCATTCTGAACAAAATAAATTTGAACGGTCTCGGGAACAATGATCGTCACGTTACCCGTTAACGTCCCAGTGTATTTTTGAATGACGTTTGCGGCTTCAATTGCCGTCAGGGTGTACGTCCCGGTCGTAACGTTTTTTGTTAGCTGCGTGAAATTGAACTGCGTCGATTTTCCAAGGCCAACGGTGTAAAACGTCGTCCCGCTGCAGACAATGATTGCTGAGTCGTTTGGCTGAAACAACAAACTCGCAGAGCCGTTGATTGTGTTTCCACCAGATCCCGCGACAGTTAAGGTTCCGGACCCGCCATTACGCAAGAACATGAACCAGTTATCACCGAGAGTTGACGCCGCGGTCAAGGTCAATGTGCCGGCGCCGCCCGTCCATACATAGGTGTTGGACCGGTCTGAAGTCAATGCCGTGTAGTCAGAACTGAACGTCGTAACCGGCTGCGCCTGATTCAACGTTTGGCCAATTGCCAGCAAACCGTATCCGGCGAGCGTCGCTGCATCAGCACCAGACGAACCAATGCCAAAAGCAATGATGCCCCACGTCCCGGACTCATCCGGATTGTCGGTGATGTAGATGTACTGCGATTCACCAGCGGAAACGGTGACAATTGTATTCTGGCCGTCGTAGTCGTATACATCAACATCAACCATTCCGGTGTTACGAATCAGCGCATCTTGACCGACCGATGCCTGATTAGCCGGCGGCATCCACAATTGATATGCGGTTGACGACGTTGATACTTCCATGATGCGCGCGGTCGTATCGTCGGTGGTCGATCCATTAATCGGCCATTGCAACTGCAGCGTGCTTGTCAGCGTGATGCTACGGTAAGAAACGTCAGTTGGTTGGATGACGTTTCCGGTGAATGGAGAGTTGTAACTCATGGTCAGGTATCCAATACAACGGCTTGACGATCGCCAACTCGCTGAACGTCTTCGGTTTTGAGGGTCTGCATGATTGCATCGTATTGCGCTTGCCACATTGGCATGCGCTCATCGTTCTTCAGGAACGGCATCGCCTGAAGTAAAGAGCCATACAACAAAGCCTGCGGCGCATAGATGGTGAACCAGTTAGTTTGATTCGTCGAATCCAACGGTTGTATGCGCTCATAGTAGAGAACTTCAAACGAATAATCCGTGTCTGGCGTCGGCGCAACCAACCAATGGGTATAGTCATAATCCGCATAGAATTTTGGAACTCCCGTATTGGTTGCATCTGGCCAGTATTCACGCAAATATTCGTACTTGCGCAATAGCACAGGGAAACGTTGTCCATCAATGGTGATATTCATACTGACGGTTTTGTGCCAACGAGCAGGCTTGTCAATGATTGCCGTGGAGGCAACCATGTTGCTTTCGCTTACCGTCAGGTTGCCAAGAAACTTGATTTGTGACGCAATGACCTGTTCTGCCAACATAATGAACAGAGGAATTTTTTCCAGCGTCGCTGAGTCCGTACGCTCCAGATAAGACTGGATATTCTCGACCAGCGAGTCATAGGTCATTACACTGGCGGTTGTCATCGAAAAACCCCTTTTTGTTTCAGCATTTTATCCCGCTGTCAAGGAAAAGAATAGGACGATTTCAAGCAAACATTTCGCTTGCCGCTTTTTCGACCGACTCAACCCGCGCCAGCCAGCCTTTCAGGAACTTTTCCTGATCCGGACGGCGCGACACAATCCCCCGATAGAACGCCTCTTTCTGTTCCGAAAACCGCTCCAGAATTTCTTCCGGCCGATGGTTAGACACCGCAGCCAAGGTTCCCGGCCCGATGGCCCCATCGTCCTTGGTTCCGGCCGCCCGTTGCAGGAACTTGGCCGCTTGACCCGTGCCGGCGTTGACCGCAAAGTCAAAAACCGCGTAATCCACCCCCGACGGCAAGTCATCGCACCGACACCGATCCCAGTATTGCTTCTTGTAGAACGGCTTGACCTGATCCACGGTCAGGGCCTTCATCTCGCCATCCATGATTGCCCGGCCAAGATACTCGCCCCACGCGATCCTTGTCACCCCAAAGTTGGTCTCGCCCCCCGCGTCATTTTTGTCCCAGACATAGCCGCCCTCAGACTTGATCACATGGGCGAACGCGGCTTCCCAGTTGGCTTTCATTTTTCGAGGTGCTCCGTGACTTTGACGGCGGCCAAGATGCCAATGAAGCCGCCCACGATGGTGTTGAAGGCAGGGCCGATGATCGGGAAGACATCGTTGTTGTTGATGACGCTGTTGGGCATGAACAGGCCGTACAGAAACACGCCAACCATCGACACCATGACCAATGACAGCGTGATGCTGACAAGGATAGTTACAAAACAGATTGTGTTTTCACGGTTCATTTCAGCTTCCCCAGTTTGTCCTTGTCCTTGCTGCCCTGCGAGGAGCCAAAGTAGAACGAAAGCACCTGCGTAGCGGCACTGGTAATGAATCCCAAGGCAAAGATGATGATGTTTTCCTGATCGTCAGGGATGTTGCTGAAGATCAAGACGCCGATTAAGGTGAATGACAGCCCCACGGTTCCAAGCGCCAGCAGTGGCATGGTCAGCTTCTCAAGAATGTGAGCATTGACACTGGTGGCGATCTCAGCGTGGGCTTTGCGGGCGCTGTCACGATCCTGCACTTCCAACTTGAACTGCTCTAGGTCGATCTCGGCCAGCTTCTGAGCGGCCTGCGGATCGGCTTGAATGGCTTGGGTGACGGCCTCAACGGTGTCTTCGACGCCCAGCTTGCTGGCAATTGCTTTGACCGCCATACCGCCCATCGGGCCAGCCACAACCGTGGCCAGAGCCGGAGCCGCACTCTTCAACAGATCAAGCAATGAATCCATATCAACCTCTGAAATAGATGGCGACGAAGATGATGATGCCGCCGATACCCAAGAACACGAAGATTCCCGCTGTCATCAGCAACTCTTCCTGCTCCTGCTTCTTTCTTGCCGCTCTGTCCTTGGCCAGTCTTGCCTTGCGGATTGCTTCCCGGTTTGCCTCGTCCTGCTCGCCAGACAGCCTGTCGCGTTCTTGGCACAGCTCTTGATATAGCCCCAGCTCGCCTTTCATCGCGAAGAGGTCGCGGAGCTGAGTTTCAAACTCCTTGGCCTGCTTTCTGGCCATCACGATTTGGAAGGCTTGCGACAGTATTGACTCTTGCGCTGCCGCTTCTTTCGGGTCTTCTGACTTCGGTTGAGTCTTCGCTACTTCAACGGCCTTCGCGGCCTTTTCAATCTCTGCCTGACTGTGGAAGAACGACTGCAAGTCTTCGTAGCAGTCCTTGATCTCATGCCCAAGTTCGATTGCTTGCTTAACTCCGGCTACGGCCCCCTTTGCAACCGCAAAGGCTGCGCCTATGGTGATGGGATCGATCATTTCGCATAAATCCTCTCTACAGTCCGAGCAGCTTGCGGACGAATTCAGCCCCAACTCCGGGGCCGAGCAAGACCACGATGATCACCGCATAGAGCAGGTACTCGATCTTGGTCATGCGCTTATCCCCGTCCTTCAAAGACGAGGCGATATAGCTGTACCGCTCCGAGCATATGGCCTCGTGAACGGCCAGTTTGGTTTCGGTTGTGTCACTCACTTGGCGGCTCTTCTTTTGAAGCAGCAGCAGCCTGAATTGCCGCAATAAGTTGGTACACCTCTTGGTACGGACGAGTTCCAAGATAGCCAAGGATGCTGTTCACAAGTTCAACGCTGATGTTCATTATCTTGCCCTTGCTATGGTGAATGGGTTTTCTGCGAAAGCGGCGTAGATGTAAGTTCTTGTTCCAAACGAAACCTCCCCCGAGGCCGGGTCGGTTGTGTAAATTTTAAAACCGTTTGATAACAGGTCGATTGTCGCTGTTGATGCGCCGTTAGTACCTTCTGCGGCAGAACTATTTGGCACAAGCCAAGATGAAGCTGCCGGTGGGATGTTGTATGTTTGCCTAGAACTATCAAAAATAAACCATCGTTCTACGTTGTCTGTGTTTTTGAGCAGAATGAAACGTGGCCTAAAACCAAGATAGGTGAATGTGCCGCTGGTTGAATTATTGTTTGTCCATGTTCCAAACGCGCTGTATCCTGTAATTTGACTCCAGCAATACGCCACATAGGTAGTGCCATTGGTGTTTGTCATTGCTTGATTGCCAAGCGTGATAACAGTGCTATTTGGGTTTGTCGCGTTCCACAAACTACCCGATCCTGCGGCTTCGGTTGTTATTGCGTTAGTTGTGCTTAATTCTAATCTTTGCCCTCCGGTCATATACGGCAAAATTTTCACCGGCCAATCTGCTATTGCGCTTCTGCTTTTTACAATTACCATTCCCGGCGTTACGCCAAGTCCGTGCCCAACAGTTGCTCCAACAGTTCCGTTACCTGTATAGGTCACAATGCTAAAGCCAGCAGTCGTGTTTGCGCTTACTGTGCTGGTAATGCTTCCTGATGTGTTGGATACGGTTGAGCCACTGGCTTTCCACTGCCAACCAACATAGGTTGCGCCAGAGTTGTTGTAAACAGTGTCAGAACCAAGCGTAAAGCCTCCCGTTCCAAAGGCGGTCAATCCGTTTGTATCGGTTGTCTCTGCACCTGTCGTATCTGATATGAGCGCCTTGGTGGTTCCGCGAACCGAGTCAGTCAACTTGTGATCCGTCGCGGCAGAACGACTCTTCACCCATACCAAGTCAGGCTGAAATGTCGTGCCAATCGTGTTGTTTGCTCCGTTGCTTATTGCGTTTGTTCCGCCGTTACCTGTGTAAGTCGTCGCCGCCATGTAGTTCGCGCCATTCAGGATGGTTGGCACTGGGAGGTTCGCGGAGTTGAGCGCGTTGTATCCGGTCGGTGGCGTGTAGGTGAATCCTTGCTGCCCCATGTTTATCCAATTCGTGCCAGTTGTGCTGGCCTGATAGCTTTGACCAGCGCACCAAACGCTTCCGGCGGTTAGCAAGTCAGTAAAGGCCGCGTTGGTTCCCGCAACAGGATCGCTGGAATTAAGCCACCCGCCAGAGTTGCGGAAAAATATCTTCCCGTTGTCCATGTCCACGGCGACACCGACCCACTGACTTAACGCCGTCGTTGCGCCATAAGCAACGCTCCCTCCCTCACTGTGTTTGTTCCCGTTTTGCCCTATGTAGCACCGCCACCGAGTTGGATTCGCTGTCCCTTGCGGAGAAGCTATGTCGATAATTCCCTGCGACGACCACATCACTCCCAAATCACTTGCTGTTTGCGTCATTTCAAAATACCATTTGCCAGAGGTCGGAATGGCAAACGTGGTCGGACACCAAGTGTTAGCCACCGTTCTGTTCCACGTATTTTTTAGGTTTCCATCTGCCTCAACCTGTGATGTTCCTGTCAATGCAGCAGCGAGAGGGTTCGATGTTGGATAATTGTTCGTCGGCGTATCAAGCATCGAGTCATAGGTCGTACCAGCGGTCACGCTGATGTTGTTCGGCGTCCAGTTGTTGCCATTGCCGGAGTAGTCCTTGCCAAGCGTAGTAGCAGTGTTGTTGCTGTTGTCGGCAAAGGTCAGGTAGAAGCCGTTGTTGCCATAAGTCCCAGTGTAGGGCAGCGGTTGCCACACGCCAGTAGCGGTGTCAGCGTAACCAAAGGAGTTCGGGGTTAGTTGCTGGCCGTCGATGAAGTTGATCTCGGTGACATAGCCGTCATAGTATTGAGGGACAGCCGCCGTTTCTCCAATGGTATGCGATACAGCAGAATTGAATCGTCCGTTTGTGTTTTGTGCAACATAACTATTTCCGCCAGCATTGAAGGTCGTAATTTGTACGCCATTGACATACATCTTTTGACGATTGGTGTCTGTTGCTTGCGTTGAATCGTATGCACAAACCAAGTGATACCAAGCGGCTGGATCACGAAAAACTTGCGCTGGTTGCAACAGATAAACCGTTGCGCCGCCAGATGCGTCGTACCAGTTAATGTAATCTGATGGGGTTAAATAAATGCCTCCAAATGTGCTTCCGCTAGAAGGCGCAAAGAACAACGCACCAGCAGCGCCTGATGCTCCATAACTTAATTGACCGCGTTTAAACCAGCAACTAAATGTCCAAATCTTGTTGTTGGTTGGCGTGGTCAGCGTTCTGTTTAAATACGCACTCGCACTAGAGCGCAGTCTGACGCTGCGGCTGATCTGGAATCCGGGTGGCCACTTCCCTGCCTTGCTGTACTGCAAAGCCTCATCCAATGTCCAAACCCCCGAGGCCGAGTTGGGCGACGGAGGCTGGGGGTTCTTCGTGATAATTCTGCCCAGATAGTCGGACATGCTTGCTCCTGATTACAGCGCAACGTAGTCGGGGTCGTTCGGCCAAGCCACTTGGATCGCCGCTTGCAAGGCAGGAACGTCTGCCGCCGCTTCCACCGCAGCCACCCCGGCCGCCGCAGCAGTCCTGACAGACGCACGGTAGGCAGTCCACTCAGCCGCTACAGGCGTTTGCGTTTCCACGCTCTTGACCACCATCCAGTCAGACGGCAAGAGACGAGTATAGGCTTGCTGGTTGATGCTGTCCTTCCACTGCTTCTTCAGCCCGTCCAAGTCCTTCGGGTTGTTGGTGAAGGTGATCACCGCGCCATTGCGGGTCTCGCTCACCCAGTAAAAACGGTCATCCTCGCGGGTTCCTTCATAGGTCACCTCGACCAAGCCCAGCGTCTCCTTGTCCTGCACGGAGGCGTGGTTGAGCCAGTCAGCGGGATAGCCAGTCCCATCAATCGTGAACGGCGTCTGTTCAACGATGTACTTGTCTTCTTTTGCACAGTAAAACATGATTACCTCGCTCGGGAAAGGGTGAAGGGGTT